AGCAGTGGTATCAACGCAGAGTACTTGCATGGTCGAGATGATGAATGCCCGAAACCCCGTCGACCTCGTCACGGTGATGAACAAGCTGACGAAGACGAGGCAGTTGGATGCGATCGGCGGCGCAGCCTATCTTGCGTTCCTCACAGAGGGCATCCCGCGCAATCCCAACGTCGAAAGCTACGTCGAGATCGTCAAAGACCGATCGACGCGCCGGCGCATGATGAGCATCACCAACGAGGCGATGGCAGCCGCCGCCGATGGCGCCGAGGAAACAGGCGAGATCATCGACCAGGCCGTCAATAACCTTCGGGCGCTGAAGGAGGAGGAAGCCACTGGCGAGATGGTCTCGGCGGCCCACTTCTTCGAAAGCCTCGGCGAGCCGGAACACATGTTTGACCGCATCGCGACACCGGCTGGCGTCAACATGGGATTCCCGCAATTGCATGAGGTCACAGGCGGCCCGCAGCCTGGCGAGTTATGGATCGTTGCGGCCCGCCCAAGCATGGGCAAGTCTGCGTGGATGGCGAACGCCGCGCAATTCTGCTCCCTCGCCCAGATTTATACCAGCGTCTTCACGCTCGAGATGCCGAACCTGGCGATCCTCCGCCGCATGCTGTCTTCCTCATCCCGAGTGGATTACAAGAAGATTCGCGAGAAGACCCTCGATCGCCACGAACGAACCCTAATCCTCGAGCGACGAGCCATCCTGACGGAGGCTACCTTGTACCTCGACGATAAACCCAAGCCAACCCTGGCCCGCCTACGCGACCGCTTGGGGCGCCAGCAGCGCAAGGTGGGCCTAGACATCGCCTTCGTCGACCAACTCAGCAAGGTCAGCCGCAAGGGGCTGCCGAAGGGCATGCCGAAGCACGAGCAGGTGGGCGAGCTCACGGATGGGCTCAAGCTGATGGCGCAAGATCTGGGAATCCCAATCATCGTCTTCAACCAGCTGAAGCGTCCAGAGAACAAGCGCGACATCCAAGCGCCCACACTCTCGGACCTGAAAGAGTCGGGCAATATCGAGGAGGATGCGGATGTGGTGGTGCTACTCCACCGGCCAGAGTATTATGAGCGCAACAATGAAGAGGTCAGAGGCAAGGGCCAGATGATCGTGGCCAAGAATCGTGAGGGGGAAACAAAGACTTGCCACGTTCTCTACGATGGGCGGATCATGCGGTGGGAGGATCCAGGCGCTGCGGCCGTCAAGCAGGCCAGCCTCGACAGCTACTACACAGATATTCCCGAGCCGCCCACGTATGGCGATCGGATCGATTGGTCTAAATGAACTGAATTTGGAGAGGAAAGGAGGTTGCGGAGAATTACGAATGAGCAAAGCAAGGCCCCCAAACTTCCGGGGGCTTTTCTTTGTCTCGGCTACTGGTACGAACCCGACAAAACCGGGGGCGCCGGGGTTGGGAATGGGATGGCGGCCGTGTATTGGCTGGCTGGCGATGGGCCACCACCCGAGTTGAACGTTACGGTCGCGGCATAGCAGTAGGAGGTGCCCGCTACAACCGTGGAATCCGTGAAGGAGAATGAAGAGTCGGTGGCAGTGAGGGTGGTGGCGGCGAGCGTGGAAGTTAGCGTCGAGGGCGAGAGCGTATTGCCGGCGCAGGCACCTTGGGTGCGGGTGATCTGGGCAGTACATGGGGAAGTTTGAGTGCAAGACGTGGAGTAGACGATCAGAGTCTCTCCGTGGGTCTGGGCGTGGGCGGAGGGTTGGGCAAAGCAGAAGGCGAGGGTGGCGAGGGCGAGGAAGAACAGCTTACGCATGGTAGGCTCCTGTGACGGTTGGCGGGGGTGGGGGCTGGGCGCAGCAGGCGGGTTGCCGACGCATCCAGCGGTGAGAAGCATAAGGATCGTGCCAGAGATCAGTAGGGGGATTCTTTTCATTGTCCCCAGCCGAACAGCAGTCCCAGGATAGGTTGATAGCCGGTACCGCCCGACACCGAAGACTTCAGAACGCGCACGGTGGGCATCACATACCAGTTGGTCTTCTTCCACTGGATGGGCGCGCCAAATCCGGTCGTCCAGGCCCAGCCGGCGTTGGGGCCAGTATACGAGATGCCAGCGGCGGTGGGAACGAAGATCGCAACCCCATCGATTGTCGCGATCTTTTGGGCGATGCCGACGCCGATGTTTGTGTACACCGTAAATGGCTTGACCGTCGACGGCAGCGCGTCAATCATCGTGAAGGCGTAGGTGCCCGAAGAATTGATCGCGTGCGCGTAGAGGGCGGAGCCAGCGATCGGCGGAACGCCTCCGAAACCGTAGGAGCCGCCAGCCATGTAAAGGTTCTGCACAGGAGGGGTGTGGTGGACTGCGCCGCGATTACGGGCGCGAGCAGGACGAGGATGATGGCAAGCCAAAATGCGCGCATATTGCTCCTTTCAGAATGGACAGCTGTGTGTGGCAAGGCATGCGATGTTTACGCCCAGCGTGCCGTAGTTCAGGGCCTTCTTCCACCAAGGCGCCGGCGCTGTGGCTGCGTCGGCCGCCTTGCGTGCGTCTATTGCAATAAGCTTCAGTTGGGCGGTTGTGAGGGCGGCTTGAGTTGACGTGTCGGCTATACCCTGCAGCGCCTGGTCTACTTCCTTTGAGCTAACCCTCGCATCGAAGTCTCCGACCGCCTTCTGCAGCGTGGATCCGTTTGTCTTCACCTGAGCGTCCAGAGTGACCACTGCGGCCGCTGTGGCGTCGAGTACGGGCGTGGTGTGGGCGGTGATGGTGCTGAGGCTGGTGGTAGCTTGGCCGGCGGTGCCTGTGAGCGCGTCCATGGTTCCATTCACGTGATCGCCGACGGCTGCAATCGTGTCAGCAGCAGCGGAGATGAGCTTGCCGGACTGCTTTACCTGCTCCGCGCTCTGCGCAGCCACGATGCCGATGTTCTTGGTGCTTTGCGCAACCTGCTGCAGCGTTCCGCAGACTACCTGGTGGCCGTTGTCGTGGCAGCCGTCGTTGACGGTGTCGAGCGCCGTCGCAGCCTTCGCGAGTACTGCGGCCGCGCCGTCGCCGTTCTGCTTGATGGCGCCGCGCACCGGCCACAGCGCCCATATCAGGAAGGCCCCCACAACCGGAACGGTCATGAGGGCCACTGCTTCGAGGATGGAGTGCGACGATAGAGGCTTCATCGGCCGTTAGGTCGTAGCGGGTGTCGCTGACAGCAGCGTTCCAGAAGCCGGCGCAGCGCTCGATCCGGTTTGTGTAGCTGCCGAGCCAATGGCCGTCGCGGCTGTCTGCACTGCCGTCGCGATCGCTCCAACCTCGTTCATCGCCTTGGAGACAGCGGCAACCGACTGCGCGCTCTTTACGTGGCCGGCGGTCAACAGCGCGCCGAGGTTGGTTTGGACAGCAGTAAACGCGCTGGCAGCCGTCGGCGTTGGACCGAAGTCTGTGACGAGCGCGCTGGCTACAGCGAGGTCGGTCTTGGCTTGGGCGGAAACCGCGCCAATCTGGGCAGCTAGAGCAGGATCGCCGGCTGCGTTCGTCGCAATTTGCAGGACTGGCGTGATGTACGTGATGCCCGCGTCGATGATCTTCTCGATGCCGGGCGCCTTGCCTTCGACTTCGGCGAGGGTCTTTTCAATCCACGCCATGGTGGTGTGCTCGAGGCCAACGACTTCCGTAAAAAACTTGTTCATGGGTGAGTCTCCTTGGATTGGTGGAACTTCTGCCGCAATTGTACTCCCGCCGCCTACTTTGGGCCGTTGGGATCCTCCGTAACCGGACCTGGAGGCAGCTGAATCTTCTCTTGGAGGGTGTTGGTCAAGAGGGAGCCAGGAGGAGGAGGGTCGGGGTGCTGGTTTGACAGCAGGGAGTTGTAAGCCGAGATCCCGACCAGTAGCGTTCCCGAGATACCGATAAGCGAGCCGCCCAGCGTGAGGACCGCCTGCAGGCTCATCAGCTTGAGGTTGTTGTCGCCGCGCGAAAGGACGAAGGCTCCGAAGGTCGTCACGATGGCGCCGGTCATCGCGTAGATGGCTACAGCTTGATTGCTGATCTTCATTTTTCAGCCCTCGCTATCCACTGATTTAGGAACTTCGCATCCGCAGGGTTGGCGGCCGCGATCGAACGATAATGCGCACACCGTATGGATATAAAGGCCCGAATGAGAGCATCCGCATCGCAACCGTTGGCGGCTCCCACCGTGTTGGGTCCCCAACCGCCGTCCACCGCGATGGGTTCCGCGATCAGCGTGTTTATGGAAGCCTGCAGGATGCGGACCGCTGTACCGGCCCCACCATTCACGGCCTGGTCGAAGATCCTCTTGGCAAGGTCGACGGAGGTGAGCGCCTCATACCACTGGTTCCAGAATTGGGTCTGGTAGAAGTGCTGAACTGCCGGTCCGCGGTCTGCTTGGGGGATCGCTGCGATCGCCGCAAACTCCACCGGGAATGCTCCGCTGTTGATTCCGCTTATAGCCAGGCAAGGCCCTGCGCAGCCAGAGGGACACGCATCGACGGTCTGCCGGTAAGAAAGGGTCGCGTCTTCATTCGCGATCATCCAGTTGTAGCAGGTGAGAAAGTCCGCCATCAGGCACCGTCCTTTTCTTTGCTGTTCGCCTTCGCGATGAAACCGAGCAATTGGAGGATACCGAGAACACTCAACGAGCCAGTCCCGATGCCCTGCACCAGAGAAAGGCGATCACTCATCTCATTGAGCCGGGTCTCCATCCCCCCTAGAGCTGTCTCGAGATGCTCCTGGCGCTCGAGGATGTAGCCCCCCTCAGAAGTCTGCATAGGCTGATCGACGGCCGCTAAGACGAACGATTCATTCCCAGGAACATAAAGAGCCAAAGCCGCCAAAAAGGCGACCACGACATACAGACCCCGTACTGCTTTTTCGAAATTACTCAACGGATCGTCTCCCGAGGGGAATGCGCTGCGGAGCATCTTGTAATTCTTCGCCGCGCGGATCGGGATGCGCGTTGTGAGACATCGATCGTCGTTCCAAACAACTTATCCCAGACCGATGCAGCCAAAACTCTGCGATCGTGAAACCACTCAACCGCATATCCGGACGTGTTCACGCAAGGCTCGTCGAGATCGGCCCGACAAACTGCGCAGTCTATTCCTCGAGGGCTCATTGGGCCGGCTGTCCTGTCGTCGGCGGAGCCATCAAGCTGTTCTGAAACCAAGTGAACACCGCACCGCCAACGGTTGCGATGGAGTACATGTTCGGCCACGCCGAGTACTGCGCCGTCCCGGAACCTTCATAGGTGTTGGGATGGATTCCGATCGTCGCAGAAAGTGTAACGCCTGTTCCGGTTGGTGCCGTGAGCACGATGGTGGGCTGCCGCGTCAGAGCAGAGGCTGTGGTGGCAGTCGTGATGTTGTTTGTGGTATAGACACCGATGCCTCCGCCCGTGCTTCCAATCGAAGTAATAACCGTCCCTGCTGGAACCCCGGTGCCGATGATCGTATCGCCGACTGAAAGCTTTGGAGGATCGAGATTATAGGGGCCGATGTTGCAGCACTGGAATGCCGCCACGGTGAGAGTGGTTCCTACCCCAGTAGCAGTGAAGGAGACGGGGTGACACCCATAACCGATGCCAGCGTAAGACGTGGCCACGAATGCGTTCCACGGTGTAACGAACGATGCCGGAACTCCCCCCGAGGAAACCATGTATCCACTGACATGACAAAATGGACCCCCGCCTGTAGCCGTGAATGCGGTCATGTTTGCATAGCCGGTTCCGCCGCTCGCTGTAATCTCAACGCCGCCTTGGAAGTAGGGCGAGATGAGTTGGGCGAGATTTTGGTTGGTGTATCCGTACACCACCTCGCCCGAACCTGCTGTGCCCATGTTGTATGCGGTGAGCCAGAAAGGGTCGGTGGCTACTCGCGACACTATAACGCTTGGACCGTTTTGTGCCGGACTACCTCCCTCGAAGTAGATTGGATTGCTACCAGTGTTGTTGAGCAGCGACAAATAGTAGGTGGGCGTAGTTGCAAAGTTACCCTCAAACGCGTTTACCCACCCGCCATTGTTATAGTTCTGCTGCTGAAGCTGCAGTCCAGTAAGAGAAGAGATCCCATCCGCCGCACTCAGCTGAAAAAGGTTGTAGCTGTTAGCGGTTTGAGTCATAAAAACATAAATCGGCGTCGTCGAGTACTTGGCGAATAGCGTACGGAATAACGTCGTGCTGTTGAGGTAGATTGCATTCGTGGGCTGATGCGGAGTGTTTGCGTTGTAGGCCGTCAAATTGGCTGACGGACACCCTCCTAAATTTGCTCCTACAGAACCCGTATTAGCCGTCGTCACCGGAATATCGTTGAGGCCAGCTTGGTCGAGCATCTGCCGATACCAAGGCTGAGATGCTTGGTCGTATGCTTGGGAGTCTTGGTCATCAATCGCGAGCAGGTGAATTAGTCCCAGTTGGTGAGACCTGATGGTCATGGCTGTTGTCGCATCGCCGCTGAAGTCAGGACCGCAGCCGTAGTTGTTGAGGATCACCTGCGGAGGGTTCGCAGTCAAGCCTGGATAAAGAAGTCCCTGATAGAACTTCGTTCCGTAGAAGATGTTCATTATCTGCCCAAAAGAAAGCGCAGATGGGAAGACTGCGAATTCATCGACAACGAGCGGAGACTGCGAAGAGTCGCCACCATCCTGCCCGTTGTAAGCACCGGCGAACACGTAGCCGGGAACCATGAGTGGATAATTGGGGGAGTTCATCTTCATTGCCGGGGCGGTCGCGGTGATCGACCCGCCCGAGCCTCCACCACCCGTAATAGTGATCGTCGGGGCAGAAGTGCAGCCGTAGGTGGCGTTGTTACTTATGGTCGCGATAGCTCCGCCGCTCACCGTAACCGTAGACGACCCGATATTGCAAGTGGCTCCGCCACCTGAGACTCCCAGCGTGGGGGCTGACGTGTAGCCCGTACCCCCTGAAGCAATCGTCAGAACGAGGCCGCCATACCCCTGAGTGCTATTGACCGGATAAATAAGCGACTGCGCTGTTCCGTTGATCCACATGGTGATGTCTGCCGAACCTGTGCCCGCAGACTCGACCACAATATCGTGATTGAAACCGGGTAGTAGAGCGATCCCGGTAGTTGGGGTGCAAACCTCCTGACGAACCACGAAATAAGATCCTGATTCCAATACTGTGTACGGAGCCGGGGCTGACCGATAGAAGCAAAGTTGATTGCCGTAGGCGTTTCCGCTTGCTGGCTGAACGAAGAGCTTCCACCAGACGTTGTTGATCGATGCGCTGTTACTGTCCCCTCTGCTGGCTAAAACCACCGTTCCAGTGCCGTCGTAAGCGAAACTGTTGATGTGTAGCAGCATCGTCCACGGCGTATTCCATTCCATCGCTGACTGAAGCGTAGTATTCGGAGCTACGTTCCATCCGTTATAGGGAAATGACGCGGAGAAGTTAGCGTTATTGGTATTGTCGAAACCTGGCTGACGAGGAGTGCTTGCTGCGCCCGCCTGCGGAGCGCCCTTCACGGCCACCACGACTGCCGTGTAGCCACTTGCGTTCGTTTGATTTCCAGTGAACGCGTACGAGCCAGCAACCCCAGCCGCGTACCATGCTTGGAAAATACCGGTCCATCCACCGGAGCTTAGAAAGGTAAATGCTGGCGATCCCACCGTCTGCGTGTTAGTACTGCCAACCTGGATACCGACCAGAAGCTCGTTATTGGCCGACGTGGTCAGCGCGCCGGAGCTGAACGTCGACGAGGATGTACCGACGACGTTGTAGATACTCGTGTCGATGGGTAAACCAGAGGTCGGTGCGTTGGACGCAGAACTTACCATCAAAATTGGGTATGCCTGCGCCGAGGAGAAGGTCATGGTGATCGTATGGGTGCCTGCGGCGACATTCTGGAAATAGCCGACATACACACCAGAACCCGTGCTCACTACCGCAGGGACGAAGGTGGCCCCTCCCGAATCTGTGATCGAAGTGGGAGTTGCAAATCCGTAGAAAACGATTAGCGTAGAACCGGCCACGACACTACTATTCAAGCTGCAAGTAGTGGTGGTAGTGCTGGCCGTTGGAGTGTTGTTGCAAAAGGTTGTGTACGAAGGCGCAATAGCGCCCGCGTAGCCAAAGGAGAGTCCCGAGATTGCATCCCCATACGAAGCGGTCGCATCATTGAAGTTCATCCAGAGCGAAGGCTTATTGGCGTTGACCGCTCCGCCGAAGGTGTTCTGGGGGTTGGTCGCCTGCCCCACTAGTTGCATCGATGAAGCAATAGCCAGGACGATCGCTGCAATCTGTTTCATTATTGCGTTCTCCCCTTCACCAAGATGAACTTGGTCATATAAACGGGAACTGCGTTGGTTGAGTCGACGAAGACCCTCGCCATAAATCCGGAAGGTGTCGTCGTTCCTGTCGCCGAGCAGCCGTTGGTCCCGTTGGAGGCGATATTCGGAATGAAGGCGGTCCGGACCAGACCATTAGCCGTCGAGCTAACCGCGGTGGTGGTTGTGATGGATGAACTCCAAGTCGGAGAACCAACCACACCATTGAGGGCGGGGCACGCCGTCTGAATGTCGATCACCGAGCTCCCGCTGGTCGACGTCGAGTAGAACTCGATGTAGGCTCCAACGGAGTTCCAGTAGGGTGGTAGCGAATCGTTGAGCTCTGCATACTGATTAGCCGCCCAGGTCGCACCCCAGAAGGCGTAGCCGATCGATGTTGTGCTTGGACCGACAGAGCCGAAGGCCGGCTGGTTCGCGTTGTAGGTTCCAAACCCTCCCGAGATGAACGCGGAGCCGTTCGAAGAAACCGCGAAGTTGTGGGCCTCGTAGGTGAGGGGTGGCGTGCTGCTACCGCTCCCGCATGTCGCGCTGTCGGCGTAGATCGTGCCATTGCCAATGAGGCAGTGGCCCGAGGGCGCGGTGCCGTCAATCTGGAACCCGAGGGTGGCGCTTACCGTTCCGTTCGCCAGCACCCACATTGCTGGGATCGTCGAAGACGATGGTGTCACGCTGGGCCCGGCCGGCGTGATGAAGAAGGCGGTGGCGGGCACGTTATAAGTGCCTACGTTGCATCCTGAGCCAGAAGCGCCAACAATCCAGTTATCGTTGAGGCTTCCCAGATTATAGGAAATCGCTGCCGTGTTGCAGGTATTTACGCCACCGGAAATCACCACATTTTGGGTGTACTGGACGTTAGCCACTGTGGAAGCAAAAAGTGAAGCAGCCAGGTTTGCGGAGTTGTAAGCGATGATGCTGTAGAACTCCGGTACTCCAGCGGTTACATTCCCAACATTGCCATAGGAACTTGCTCCGTTAGAAAGCAGCGTGTAATAGGGGTAGTTCGAGGCCCCAAGTGAATTCGCCTGGATAACCTGATAAACCGATGTGCCGCTCGCCCACGCGATGGGGGTAGTTCCCCAGAAGCCTCTGGTTGTGATGGTTAGGTTGCCGGCCGAGCATGCTGAAGCCACAGCAAACTCGAATGGGCTGTTGTTCCAGAGGGCCACCACCGACCCTGGCGCGAATGTATACCCTGCGCAGGATCCCACGGGGATCGTTGTGCTCGAGGTTGTGATTGACGCCGTGGTGGTCGTAACTGCGGATCCGCCGCTGTTGGGGTTGATTTGCTGGATTGGACAGCTGGTTCCCGATCCACCACAGACGTTCGTCGGAACCGTGCACGACCCGCCCAACACGCAGGACTGTCCATTTACCGTCGTCGCGGTATTCGCGAGGTTGGCGTTGGGGATGCCGGTGGGAAGATCGCCTGTCACCATCGCGCGGTAGCTCGGGGCACCCGTTCCGCCAGTCGATGGGCCAGCAAAGATGAAGTTCTGCGTGGCATTGCTGAGGGTGAAGGCGAGGGCTGGTGAGGTTGTAGGAGCTCCGCCAAGGGACGCGGTGAAGAGAGGCGAAAGGTTGCCGGTAGTGAAACTGCTAAGACCGCCGCCTCCACTGCCGCAGGCTGCGCCCGTTCCGTGGATAAGGCCGTTGGTGTCGGCGTAGAGGCAGTTCGTTGCAGTGCCCGTGATGCCGAGGTCATAAAACTGCGTGGCTTCGAAGGGGATTGAGGATCCGTAACGTCCGTTCGTTACATCGGCGTTGAGCGATCCAAGGTAGTAATCAGACCAGAGAGGGTAGTTGCCGCCGGTGTTGTCTTGAATGAAGAACGCGGCTGCCGAGGGGCGCTTGCCAGCGCGCAACCAGTATTGGTACTGGCCAGTCTGGAGGATCATGTTGAACTTCGATGCGCCGCTGTTGTTGTCGGCCCAGAAGTCGTAGCCAGCCGGGAAGGGGCCATCGTCTTGGGAGAGATAGCCGCCCGACATGAAGTTGCTCCACGGGGTGGTCTGTCCATAAACGGCTGACATGGCGGTCTGGGCGTACTCCGAAGTCGGAGCGCCTAGAAGCGTGTCGCCGTTGGCCACGCTCATGTGATTCAAACCCAGGTAGATAGAAGACCCAGCGCTAGATGATCCGATGATGAATGCAGCTGGGTAGCTGGTGAGGGAAGCTGAAGCGGATGGGTAGGTTCCAGAGGCGCAGCCGCTGTTCGCGATGCAGTTGCTGATGACGGGCGTCGTAGAACTTGTCGCGCCCATAATCATCCACGCGATCGGCCACGTCGAAGCGGATCCCGTCGTGATGAAGGCGCGCCCAACAGGACCGCCTTGCATGATAAGAGGCGTCCCGGTGTTCCACGCATACCGAGTGTAAAAGGAGACCGACTGAATGCCCCCCGAAGGTGTGCCCACAGACGAAACGCAACCCTCGTCTTGGAAGTTGCCAACCAGCCCAATATCCGAGGATGTTCCAGTGGGGGTCGACGACGAGCATCCACTGCCGGCCGCTGCAAAGGTGCCCAGCGTGATCGTCACGTTACACGTCGTTAGCGTGTAGGTCTGGAACTGACCGTTGCCGTTGTTTGTGCAGGAGGAGCCGATGATATTTCCCACCGCAGACGACACCGTCGTGGTGCCAGAGCTAAGGGTGAGAACGATCCCGCCGTTCACGATCGCGGTGCTTCCTACAGTGACAGCGCTTCCGGCCTGGCTGAAGTCGATGACGATTCCGCCATCATCCCACGAGTTGTTATAAGCAAAGGCCGAGCAGTTGCCGTTCGATCCGTTGGTATTGCAGTTGAAGGAGTTGGTCGTTATCACCGAGGCACCAGCCGTAGGCGACCCGGCAGCCACGCCAGTGGGGAAACCTTTTTGGTGACTCTGGAACTTCAGCGGAGTGATGGTCTCATCGCTCGCAGCGACGGCTCCGCCAAACGGGTTGAGGTAGGCATAAAGAAACGACGTATCACCCTGTCCGTTGTGGTTCATGTTGATGCCGATGCCTTGGAAAATTCCCCGCTTGCTGTCGGAGATATTTATCCACATGGCCTTATCGGTTGACCATCCGGTGGCGGTCGTCCCATTGTTTCCGAGGTCATATCCGGGGCCGTTGTCATTGAGGGAAATGATCTGCTGGAAGAGACTGCCTACTGCAGCCGTGTTGGTGTTGCTCAATTGAAAATAGTTAGATCCCTGCGCGATGGTCTGCGATGCCGTTCCTGCATTCACGATGCAGGTTCCGATTCCGCACCCGCTGCCGCCCGAAACAGTGCAGGTTCCACCCAAGGTGCAGGTCACGCCACTGATCGTGATGCTGCTGTTTTGCAGAGCGGAGTTGGGAATCGTCGTGAGGGTGACGGAGATTGAGGGAGTCGTGGTGGGGTTGGAGATGGTCGGAGATAACCACGCCGGCCACCCAGACCCGATGGAGATGCCAGTCACCGTACCCACGCTGCCCCGGATCACCCAACCGTCGCTGCCGCAGGTGTAGTACGCGTTGGGCGTGACGGCGATGTTTTGATAAGGCTGCCCGTAGTTTCCAGAGCCGCAAGAAATCCCAGCGGCGGCCGGCGTTCCCGTCCCGGTGATCACAGGCCAGTTGATCTGGGTCGCCGGGTTGACCTTGGTCTGTGCATGAACCAGTAGTGTCGTGGCTACCAGAAGAAGGCTAGTAATTACCTTGCGCATAGAGCTCCTAGAAGGCAGATTCTGCCCAACCACCGACACCGTAAACATCGCCCGACACCGCTACTTCGTAGTAATAGCTGGCCGGGATCAAGCAGGAGAAACCCGTTACTGCGCCCTCAACCGAAGCCGTGTTCTCGTTTGACCAGACCGTAGTGCTGGGAGAAGACGGACCGTCTAAGCAGCTAATTTGGCCGGTGGAGCTTCCGTGGGTGAGCCCGTAGCCTGAAACGTAAAGTGCGCCCGTTCCCGTGTTCTGGTATGTCACCCCAAAGCTGCGCGAGGGAGTCGTCTGGACGACGTTGGGGTGGATCACAATGGTGCAGGAAGCACCCAAGGTGCAGGTCTGCCCATTGACGGTTGTAAAGGCGTTGGCAAGCGCCGAGTTTGGGATCGCCGTGACCGTCATATTGATCGACGGCGTCGTCCCTGGGTTGGAGATGTTGGGCGTTAGCCACGCCGGCCACCCAGGTCCGATGGCGACGTTCGTGACGGTTCCTACCGCGTTACTGTTGCCGCAGGGATAAGTCGTCGGAGAAACCTGCCCGCCTGATCCAATCTGAAGACACAGTGGCGTCGGGGTCGCATAGGTCGTGATGAATAAGCCGGTGACACTCCATGAGCCTGTTACGACGCCGCCCCTCGACCAGTCATCTACCAGGGCGATGTCGTTCACGAAGTAGGTGCCCTGCGATCCAGAGACCAGCAAGGCGTAGTGTCCGACGTGAGCGCAGAAGAAGTAATTTCCGCCCACGTCAGACTGGAACGCCGTCAGGGGTGTGGTCGGCGACAGGGTTGTCAGCGTCGTGTCGGCGTAGGTCTGCTGGATGTTGGCCGCGCAGTTGGATGCCGTGGAGCCCGCAGAGCAGAGGGTTATCAATGCGTAGGGGACCGGCGCGTTGTACCCGTTGCTGATGGTGAGCGCGACGTTATTGACGCAAACACCACCAGGCGCGGTCTGCGCGTAGGTGGTGGCTGCAAAGAAAGCTACAAACGCCGCAATGGCGGAGAGGACTCGCTTCATTATTTCCCTCCGGGTGCCTTCTGCATCCCCACAAGCTGAACCGATACAATCTTGCGGCAGGACGGATTGCCGCAGAAGAAGATGCTGCCGATAGCGCCGCCTGGGAAGATTTGCGTCATGATGCTGAGTTTGGCCGGGTCGTCGCTGCAGTGCGGGCAGACGGGGAGGGCAACCGCGGGTGCGGGCTGCGCAGTCTCAGGCGTTTGGTCGGCGATGTCCTGAACTGCAGTTTCAACGGGGGCGTCGATGTTTTCGATGGCTTCCATGGGTTATTCCCTCCAAAAGGAATAGGCTGCCGCAGGCTCCGGTGGGGAGTCCAGACGGCAGCCCTAGGTTTTCTAGTAGCTGTCTCAGCGAGAGTATACAGCACGCTAACCCCGGAAGAACGCGGTGTGTGCGCTAGAGACGGGTGGGGGTGACGTGTAGGTAATCGTCGCTCCCGATAGCGTGTAGTCCTTGCCGACGCCAGGGGTCATGAGAAGGCCATTCAGATAGAGCCGTAGGCTGGTGGCTGGCATCGGTGTGAGGGGGAGAGTAAAGACTGCGTTGGTGCCGTCGATCGTGCCGGCAGGAACCTTGTAGTCATAGAACGCCGGCGCCGTGCCAGTACCAGCATACGTTCCCCATGCGATGAATGAGTCGCTTCCTGGCACCAGCGTGGGCGTCACCACCGCGCCGGACAGGGTGAAGTCAACGCCCGCCGTCTGGTAGATGCCGTTCCGGTAGAGCTCGAGCGATGTCGGCGTGTACGGAAGGACCAGCGTGGATCCGCTCACTGTTGGAACGACCGCGTCGAAGAACTGCGGATAAGACGACGTCACCGAATCTAAAAGGCATCGAGCCGCCTTGAAGAAGTTGATGATGACGTTGAGATAGTTCGAAATAAGCGTTGCGGGGCGTGGTGCGCAGGATGGCAGAAACATGCTCGCCCGTCGCCGGTGCGAAGTTCAGAATTACATTGGTCCCACTCACGGTGTAGTCGGTGCCCGGACGCAACAGGTCGCCGTTGTAGAAGACGCGTAGCGAGGTTCCGGCCGGAAGCGCAGGCACGGTGAAGATTTTTAGCACTCCGTTTGGAGTCCCACCCATCCCCTGCGAGTAGATGCTGCCAGCAGCGATTCCCGGGATGTTGACGCGGAAGACTGCCCACCCTTGGCTGGCAGGGTACGAGGTCCCGCCCCACGATGCCTGACCCTCTTGGATTGTTACGCCCGAGTATTCGCAGAGGGCGAGCGCTTGGATGATCGCTCCCGGGGTTCCCATAATGCGGTGCAGCGGAAGCGCGTTCTGGATGATCTGCAACGGTGTGACGCCCAACGCCTGCATCGCCACAGCGGGGATCATCATGTCGTACTCCCAGATGAGGTAGGGGAGAATCGACACAGGGATATTCGCGCCGAGCGTGCGAATGAGGAGGGGGGTCAGATCGAGGCTCTCCAACCGCGCGGACAGGATCATGTGTGCCTGGGTCCGGAGATCGTTGATAGAGCTCGGCGGTCTGAGGTTGTTCGACATTAGGACACCGCTTGGTTCTTGGTGCCGTTGACGATCGTTAGGTTGATGGCGGTGCAGTTCGCCCACTGCCCTTGCCCGAGCACGAAGCTTCCATCAGGGGTGGGGGTTAGGGGTGTGCCGCCGATGTTCGCTGCGAGGGTAATGTCGACGTCATAGACGCCCTGGACGGAGAGGGCGGCTTCCCATTGCGACTGTACGATGTCTTGAGAGATGTTGGCGGCCAAGGCGAGGGCGAGTTGCTGCGCGGCCGCAGTAATGCCAGCCGAGAGGGTGGAGTAGTTGGCGTTCGCGTAAAGAGTGATCGCGCCGGTGACGGTGTAGTCAACCTCGGTCACCGGGTGAATGACGACGGTGTCGCAGAGAGGGCGGACTGTTTGGGCGCTGAGGGCGGCAGAAACGCTCGATATAAGGCTCCCTGAAGCGATGCCGGCCGCGTTGGGGGAGGCTGCCGGTTGGCTTACCGGACCAGTGAGGATATAGACCGTCACCGTCCCAGGCGCTGTGGGCGTGGTGGGGATCTGCGCGTCGACAATCGTATCGCTCACGTCGAGGGCGAGGGAGCGGTACTGGTTGCCCGGGCCGCCGGTGGTGAGGTTGTTCGGCGCTGCCTGGATCCGGGTGCGGTAGTGGTTGTCTGTCTCGAGGTCGGTGCCGCCAGCGGTGGTTGCCGTATTCACGGCCGAGGCCACGAGTGGCTGGCTGCCCAAAACGACGCTCACCTGGGGAGGAGTGGTGCTCGAGAGGTAACCGTTACCCCCCGAGCCTGCCGTGGTGCACGAGGCCGCCACGGATCCGGTTAGGCTGCCCGCGGGGATCACTAACGCCGTGGAGGTCGAGAAGACGTAGTCACCGTCTGTGGTGCCCACCAAACTGCCGGCGGCGATCGTGGTGGCTGATACCTGGACACCGGTGAGGGTAAAAAGTAGGGTCGTTGTGGCTGGCTGCGCGGGCAGGCGGGAGCATCCCAGCGGCTCCCCGAGGTAATCCAGCATGGGATAGGCGGCAAAGGCCAGCAGGTTGCTGACGCCGGCATACTGGATCGCATTGCGGCAGAGGATTTCACGATAGGCGTACAGGTTGATAAGAAGCTGCTCGACTTGGGCTGGGTAGAGAGTCCGCCCAGTGGCAAGCTCGTACTCGGCGATCATGTCGTTGAGGACAGCCTGGGGGCTGAGACCGTCGGAGTCGTTGACGTAGGAAGGCGTGGGCAGGTCGACGGGGACCTGCTGGGGGGTACCAGTGGCCGGCGGAGTGAGATTGGCGGGGATAATGACCGGCACTAGTTGCCTCCTACGGGGATCGTGGTCGTCTTTGCACCGATGGTGGTGCTGGATTGGCTAAGGAGGCCCAAATTAGGCTGCCAAGTGATCTTTACGATCAGCTGGCCCACCACGGAGGGGTTTAGTGCCGCCACGACGCCCACCACGCTAATTCTGGGCTCCCACGCCTGGATAGCGGCGGTCACGGCCGCCACGATGGCAGGTGCGGCCACTGTGATCGGTTTATCGAGCCATTGAGAGAGGTCGCAGCCAAAGGTGGGCCGAAAAGGGTCTTCGCCGGGGACGGTGGAGAAGATGATCTTGAGGGTCTGGTGGACATCTGCCAGTGCCTGGGTAACCAAACCAATCCCAGAGCCGGCGCCGCCGCCAGCTGTGGAGTCGAGCATAAGCTCCCAGCTGGAGGACTGGATGTTGGCGAGAGTGGCGTAGGGGAATATCGAGGAGGCCATGGGTTAGGTGTCCGTCTTGAACAAAGGGCTGGCTACGGTTGAGGCCGTCCACGGTACCGACACGGGCGGTCCGGGGCTGGTGGGGCCGCCATGGGTGTGGGCGTTGAACGCAGCCACCAAGAGGCTGACGAGGGGTAGGGCGTCGGTTAGGGAGCCGCTGGCGCCAGCCAAGGTGATGCTGGTGGCCGCCTGTAAGACCAGGTTGCCGTCTGCGCCCATGGTGATGGCTCCGCCCTCGGGTTGGGTGAGAGTGAAGGCGGCGCCGGCACCCATAGCGATCGTCATCTGGTGGAGGGTGCGGTCGTACTTGAACGACGTCCCGTCCTTGAAGGTGATGGAGAAGATATTTGGCCCGAGGCCTTCGGATGCTTGGTCGACGTTCGAAGGGACGCTACCCAGCACGCATCCATCCTCGTCGAATGCGTCCATCAGTACCGCGACCTGCTCCCCGAGGTCGGGCTGCCAAAACCATTTGTCTTCCTGAATCTTAGGAACGATCACCGGAAGCCAAAAGGAGACCATGTTGTCACGGTCGGGGAACTGAACTTTTACGCGGTAGGGCGCCACCGGCTCGAGCGCGTACACGATCGCCGTCCTGTAAGGAGGGTTATGCTGCGTCGTGTATTGCGTGTTTTCCATCAGTCCTCGTTCTCGTCGGAGATGATCTGCGTGGATCCGGTCGCCGTGACCGTGGTGCGGAGCTCTAGGTCGGTGCGGTACCCTCGCGCGTCGAGTCTGTGTTTGGCTTCTTCAATGATGAATTTTACTGTATCGAAATTGCCAAAGCCGGTGAGCATGACGGTGTTACCTGATCGGTAAGCCATCGTTCCCGGGATCGTCATGCTCGCTTTGATCTGGTGCATGTTCGCAGCGTGGAGGTGAGACTGCGCGCGGAGCGCACCCTGCTGCTGGTTCTCGATGCGCTCGATGATCTTCAGCGTGTCGGCCGACGTCGCGTTAGGGTCCTTGGCCTCCGCAGTGAGAAGCTTTTTCGACAAGGGATTGAAGTAGGTTGTGACAGCCGACGAGTAGCAGCGCTTTTTCCCGACGTGCTGCATGCGGATTTTGTAATTGATAACGTCGGTCTTATCAATGGCCGGGACGCTGGGCGCTGCTTGGTCCAGCGCCGTGCGGCTGTAGAAGTAAAGCTGGTTCCCGCGGATCTTGAAATCGTAGTCGTGGAGGTTTGCGATGCGGTGGAGGAAGCCTAGATCACTCTCGGTGCGCTGCGTGAGTCGATCATAGGCAACGTCCGGATCAACCGCATCCGTGTACACCGTCATGCCGTAGCGGTTGGCAATGGTGGTCGCGATCGAGGTTAGAGTCTGCCCCTCGTACGCCATCGACTTGGGAGATCGGATCGAGTGGGTGATCCCGGCCTGAATCCCCTTCAGCGTGAAGGTATCCGGCGGTCCCTGGTTCTCCCACTCGTCGACCTCGAAGTTCCCGCAGGACGTGAGCGGCATCCCCTGGTAGCCAATAGCCAGGCTGACGGCCGTTCCCGGTACCGGCGGGTTGTTTTGGAAGACCGCAGTGCTGTCCTCCAACTCAATCTCAAACGTGCTGGCCTTCCCGCCCATGCACTCGTTGTAGCGGACGTGCAGCGCGTGCGGCAGGAGGTTGCCGGTGATGTTCGTCGTCCCGGCGAGTATCTGCCAGGATGGGATGTAAACGGAATTGATCGAGTTGCTCATCCAAATGGGCTCAGGGGCGTGGTTGTGACCGCCGGCGCGATGAGCGGGACGAAGACCAAGACGCCGGCGTTCACCGTGTCTTGGATAGGGATGCCAGTATTATTTTGAATCAGCGGCTGCACCTGTGTGGGATCACCGTACATCTTGAAGGCGATAGAGTCCCAGCGCTCACCCTTCGACACGTAGATGACGCCGCTCGATGGCGGAGCCGGATTGACATATTCGGAGACTAGACCGGGCTGGACTGCTCCCGCACCGCCTTGGGGAATGATTACGTTAGGAATGGTGTACCTCCCGCATCAGGCTCTCAAACGTGTGGCGTTTCTTCTTCCGCGAGTTCCATGTGCACGGATAAGCTAGTTGGCCCCCGTGGCGGTTTGCGTGCCGGCTAAAGATGTCAACCTGCCGATCAGAGAGATCCTCAAGGCGCCACGCCAGCACATTGAATCGAGGGCATGCGGCGGGATCGCGGCGCTTCACCGACCTTACCGCGAGGACCATATATGTCGTCTTTGGAAACTCAAATAGGTCGCCGCGCTTCGGTGGACGCTCCGTGTTGTGCCAGTCCATAGTGAGCTTAGGCACTTAGTTCCACCTCGCTATGGTGGTGAGCGGGACGCTGGTGTAGCTTCCCGAGACCGGAATACCAGAAGGCGATGCCGTAGCCGGCGAAACCACCAGCGTGGAGCCAGGGGCCGGGTTCTGCGAGGTCGTGAGGCCCGGGGGGTTCACGGGCGCTGAGATCTGCGAGTTGCCGATGTAGGTGGGCGTCGGCGCAACCCCGGGGATCGAGGCGGCAATCCACTCGGTAAGCTCAAGATCCATCTCCACCAGAATGGGCGTTCCGTCGTCCGCCTGCCACTTGTACTTCGTCCGGACGTTCGATATTACGAACTGGCCGAGGTTCTCGTTGTTCCCGTAGACGAATAGTTGCGGCTGGTGATAGTCCGCGAAGTTATTGATCGCATCCATGCACGCCTGCGGATCGCACCACAGCTGGTGGAAGGAGATCGTCATCTGCATCATGCGCAGGTCGTCATAGATCCACTGCAGGATGGGAGCGGCACCAATCACCTTCATGGGCGCGAAGTTGTACTTCTTCTCGATCTCCTGCTTGGTGGGGGAGGCGATCACGGCGAACGAGATGGGACCGAAGGCTGCAAACATTAGTGGGCACCCGCCAGAGTGGGATCGCCGAACGAGGTGCGCGCCTGCTCCTGGCCAATGCGCTGCATGGCGTCGCTTACATGATCCGCCACCGCCTTGGGATCAGTACCTGGCCCGACGTGGATGGTGAGGTGGTTGTGGATGGCTGCGGCGACCGGGGACTGGCTACCGGCCGCGTCCTGGCGCATGACGTCATTGACCGAGACCGCGCTGCCTGGGTGGATGAGGTTATGGCCGATCGTCTTGAATACGTCCTCGGTAGTCCGCAGACCGCCCACTTGGCGCGAGAGGGAAGCATACCCCTCGGCTGCGTCCATGGCGCCGCGCGTCGCAGCCGTTATAGCGTCCCAATGCTTGTAAATCTCGTAGAGGGCAATTACCACCAAGCCGAGGGCGGTGAGGATCAGCCCGACGGGGTTGGTGTCAAACGCGATGGCGGCCGCGGTACCAATCTCGGCGAATCCCTCTGTGAGTGCAGTTTGGAGGACGAACCAAATCTCCTGAAGCCCCGCCAGCTTTGTACCCAGCAGGATCACGTTGACGATGATTTCGGCGAAGTGGAAGAGGCCGGCCATGGTGAGCAGCCCAGCCACGATCGCGATGATGTCGGCCGCAATCTGGGTGAGGACGGGATGAGCCTCGGCGAACTGATTGACCTGCGTCAAGAACTCCGACAGATGGGTGACGATCACGATAAGCGGCGGCAGCAGCTGCGTGCCCAGCGTGTCGGCGATGTTGCTGAGTTGGTTCTTCAGGATCTCTAGCTTTGCGCCAGGGGTATTCGCCAGCGCGGATGAAGCCTTCTCGAGCTCACCGCCGGATCCACGGAACTGGCCCATGGTGTCCTTGATGTCTTGGATGTGGTTGGCGAACTCCACCAGCACCTTCGCTTGGCCGGGTAGCTCTGAGAACAGCTTCATCTTCCCCGACTGAGACATCGCGTTGATGCGCTCGAGGGTGGCGATCATGTTGACGCCGCCCTGGGAGTTGTGGACGACCTCTAGGCCGGCCTTCGAAAGCTCCTTGCTACTCTTCGCGAGGGTGTCGAAGAGACTGGCCTCGACCATGCCGAAGCCGCGGGGACCACCAGCGTGGAGTCGGTTGCCCTCCGCCCATATCCCAAACATCTGGTTCTGGCTGATGCCGGCAGCCTGCGCCGACTTGCCGATGCGCTGGATGTCGCGCTCGAGGGTGCTGGCCTCTCCGGGCTTCAGATACCGATCCTTCAGGAGCGCCAGCTTGTCGCTGATGATGCCCAACTGCTCTGCCGCCGGCTTCGACTTGTCGCCCAACTGCTCGTAGGCGGCCGAGAGTACATTCGCCCCAGAGGTAGCGTTCACTCCCAGCACTGTCGCCAACCGCGCAGACATACGCGTTAGGTCCTCGAGGTTCTGGGTCTTCCCGAAGGTCTTGTAAAGCTCCTCCTGAGCTCCGGTGATGTCCTCGATGCTCTGGGGGAGGGTGGCCGACAGCTTCTCGGCCTGGTCCTTCATCACCGCCAGCTGCTCCGCACCGAACTGCGTGGCCAGCGCCAGGTGAGTCTGCGCCTCCACCATATCCGAGGCCGGCTCCACCAGTTCCTTGATAGCCTCGTAGCCGGCGAAGACCTCGGCACCGGCCGCCCAGATATTGTGCACGCTCTCAGAGAACTCGTCGAAGTCCTCTTTGATCTTCCCAAGGGGCTCGGTGACCTTGTCGACGATCTCGACAATTACCTGGAGGAGGGATTGCTCTTCATTGTCCGCCATCGCCTACCTCCTTCTTTCCCGCTGGCTTGATTCCTGCGCCGCGACCTCCTTGTTATAGGCGGTCATCACCAGGTGCCAACCCAGCACGTCTTCGATCGGCATTCCGTCGATACTGTCTGGGCTGCAACCCCCGGCGACCATCGCGCCAAGGGCTGCCAGCGTCAGAATTATTCCTGCTCCTCGTTGTCCGTCACCTGCGCCTTCGCGGGCGCCTTCGTAGGGTGGAGAAGTGCGCCCACCTCCTCGACGATCTTCATAGAGTCGTCAAAGTCGAGATCATCGAAGTCCTCGACGCGCAGCTTCTTCCCGTCGATCAAGCAGAGGCGGGAAGCGATGCCATAGATCATTCGGAACTTGTCAGCCTTTTCGCCGGCAGCGAGGAGGCCTGTGCGCATGTCTTTCCCATTACCGCGGAGGACGATCACATGTTTTTTTGAGAAGGGGAGGTCGAACTCGGCCCTGATCTGTTCTGGGGTGAGGGCCTTTTCTGGCAGGTTGAGAGCAACGGGCGCGTTCTTGGTGGCCATGGTGGAACTCCTTGGCGGTTTTTCCGCTCAATCTATGGTGCGTGGGATTGCTATACCGGAACTCTACGTTCCGTTGGAGATGTTGAGGCGGGCCTGGAACTCGCCTCCGGTGCAGACGCCGAGGTAAGCACCTGCCGTGAGGAACTCTGGAGGGCCACCGGGCTGAATCGCCAAGCCGGTAAGCGGCGTCACCGCGACGGGGCTGGTGGCGCCCGTCGCCACATAGGCGATGTCCTTGCCGAGGTTGATGATGCGCAACGTTGGGCCAGCGGTGGGGATGGTCTGCGCTGTCGGGGTCGCCACCACCTGCTGGGACGAAGTTGCTGAGTAGCCGTTCGCTGCCAAAGCCTACCTCCTACGAGCCGATATTTGCGCGGTACGTCGCCAGCTGATCGACGCCGTTGACGATGTACTGGTTGGAGAAGGCGTCGAAGAGGTAGATTTGATTTCCACCCACGGAAAGGTCGACGTGCCAAACATCGAACTGCGTCGTGAACTCGACGAGGTCCTGGGCCTTGAACTGCAGGTCGCCGACGTCGTACGGAATCCCGGTGAAGTTGAAGATCACCGGCTGCTCCTGGATCTCGCCGCCGGCCGCGATGGTCTGTAGATCGCCCAAGCAGCTAATGTTGCAAGCGCTGCTCGAGAGAGCAATCTCGGCGATCACGTCTGCGTCGAAGCTCGACCACTTGATCGAAGCCTCCATTACGTCCCAGCCTGTGGGGATCTTGATGCGCGCCGCCATGCCCAGACCCTTGTAGTCCGTCCGCATGCGCTTCGGCTGGGGAATCTTCACCTCTGCGGCGGTCCCCAGATAGCTGGTGCCATTGAGGTACACGTTTACGTTTGAGAGCGAGTTGACGACAAGACTGGACATGGTTGTTTATCTCCCTTACGCAGTGGGCAGAACGATCTGTGAGCTATTGGCGGACGTTACGGCCGGCCCGAGGTTCGAAAGCAGGCTGGTGTTCACCGCGAAGTTGTAGATGATGTTCTCGGCGGGCGGCGGAGGCATGACGCTGACCTCGAAGATAAGCTGGCCGGCGGCAAGGGTCTGCGCCGTATTGTCCGCAGGGACATAGCTGATCTTCGACCCCGGGAGCAACGCACCCTGCTGAATCAGGCCATTGATAAACCCGTTGACGCTGAAAAGGATGCTGTTGATAAGCCCGTTGGTGATGGGCTGGTCAAGGAATGGCAGCGAGGCCACCTGGATGCTCTGCTCGACCACATCCAATGTGCGCCGGATGGAAATAAAGGTCGTTACAGAGGTGCTGGAGGGGAAGCTCGATGCGCGGTTGCCCCACGTCCGGTAGCCGGTCCCGAAGCCGTTGAAGACCGTCATGATGCCGGCGGCGTTCAGGGTGTTGGTGTCGGCGCTGGGGTCGAAGGCGCTCATGTACATGCTGATGTCTGGGCCGAGGATGCCTACGATCTCGGTGTTCGAAGGAGAGTACCAGAACCCAAAGTTGAGGTCGTTGGCAGCGCATGCGCCGGCGACCCACTGGCAGTACGGGCTTTCCACTGATCCGGTGGTGAGGGTGTAGCCGATGACACCCTGGGGGCTGATCACCACGCCCGTGGGATTGAGCGAGCTCGCTGTCTTGAGCTGGTAGGGCCCGGTCAGAACCAGTCGATCGCTGGCTTGGTTCCATGCGTTGCCAGCGGCGCCGCGGTTGGAGACCATTGTCGCCACCGAAGTCTGAGGGGGAGCATCGACGAAGGCGATGGCCTTGATGGTATTCGCCATCGAGAGCAGCGCCGCGGCCGTTGCCAGATCCGTAAAGGTCGGGGTGATCAGCAGCTTCGCGAAGAAGCCCATGGTGTTGAAGGTGCTTTGCAGCGCCTGGATGCCGGTGCGCGTGCTTCCGACCGTTGTTCCGATGATGTCGCTCGCGGCCACCCGGGAAGGGTCGCAATACGCTGCGGTGATCTTGAGCGCCTGCGCCGCCGTGATGGCTCCGCCGGCCTTGGTATAGAGGAGGCCGTTGACGTAGTCGATGGTGTAGTCGGTGTTCTCGACATACGTGGTTGAGAGAGCGGAATTCTTCACCACCACAGTGGACGGAGGGCCGCCGAAGGTCATGTTGAAGGTTGCGCCAGTGCCCACCCCGGACGTGCTGGCCTGGGAGACGGGGTTCGCAGGGATGGCGCTGTAGCTGCCGGGGGTGGTGATGGTGGCGGTAGCGACGCCGAACAGGCCGCCGTTGAAGGTTGCCCCGGTACCTGCGCCCGTGCTGGACGCTTGGGTGAAGGTGGCGGAATTCACCGTGAAGACACCCGGGTTGATGATGGAGAAGTTGGCGATGCCCATGTTGATATTGAGGGTTGCGCCAACGAGGCCGGCGCCCGTGACAGGCTCCGCCGTGAGGAGGGTTGGGTTGGTTGTGTAGCTACCGGCCACCGTGACCGAGAGGACTGCGGTGATGATGCCGCCGGCTACCGTGACAGACGCTTGGAACTTGGTGCCCGTTCCTGTCGTTCCGGTAACGGTCTGGGTGCCGTTGGTGCCGCCCGTGCCGCCAGCAGCGATCGTCGCGCCTACAACCTGCGTGGCGATGACGGAGAGGATGGGGGCCACCGAGCTTGTGCCGCCCGTAAGGGTGACAGCATCACCGGGAGCGTAGCTGTGAGAGGCAGCGCCGCCGGGCGCGTTCAGGTTCAGGGCAGTGAGCTTCGTGGCGCTGACCGTCAGTACAGCAGCGGTCGAGGAGGTTCCTCCCGCCAGCGTGATGGTGTCGTTGGTCACGTAGCTTGTGGAAGAGCCGCCGGGGGTGTTGACGGCGTCGACGGTGGCCGTGGCCAGGGGGGCATTCGGCAAGCCGGGGCCCACAAGGCCCATGCGGCCAAGCGACACAGGCACCGTATTCGAGGACGGCGCCGTGAAGTTCTGAGCGGTAAAGGTGCTCTGGTGAATCAGCGGATTGAAAACGTCGATCACGATTACCGCGCCGGTCGCCTGCAGCTGAATATCGGCGAGCGCCTCGGGGATCGTGTACCCCGCGATGTTCAAGCCGAAGTTCGAAGCTTGGCTGGCGCTGGTAACCAGCGTGGGGACGTTGACGCCCGGCCCCGCACCAGAGGCGGCGGACCACTGAGGGGCGGATCCAATCAGACCGATGACGGCTGAGTTGACCACCTGGATGACGACGCCGTTGCTCTTGACCTCGGTAATTGTGATGCCGTGAAAGAATGCCATTTTCGACTCCTTGTGCTTAGGGCGTTATAACCAGAACGTCTCCGCCAGGCTGAATCTTGACCGTCTCCTGCACCAAGGGCGCGAGAGTGTACTGTGGCAGCAACTTTGTCCGCATCGTCACCACATTGTAAGTCATGTCATATAGCCACACTTCACCCTGCGGCCCCTGCTCGGAGAACTTGCCGTCGGTGAAGTATGAGTTGCGGCAGCCAACGGGGGGAAAGCCTGTCAGCGCCTCTTCGATCTGCTCAATCAACGCATACACAGAACCCGTTCCAGATAAGGCCCAAGCGACTGTGCGGGCCTCTACGTGGATGGTGAACTGAAGCGTGCGCTCCTGCAGCATTGCTGAGGTAGATACGGGCTTTGAAAGATTTGTGTTGCGATACGAAATCAGAACAAAAGCGATCGCCGAACTCGCCCACCAAGTGTCGAGATCGAAGTCGGGCCAGATGTAGATGGGGATCGCCAGCGCCGGGCTCGCCACGTTCGCGAAGAAGTTAGTTAGCTGCGCAGCGATCTGGTTCTGGATCGAATCAATCGACAGCGACCCATTCGGCGGCGTGATCGTTCGGCCGCCCCATGCTGTGGGGTCGATGACCGTCGGAAGAGCGCCGTACGTGGGAAGCGGTGGAGCGGGCATGTTATCCCTTCAACTTTTCGGAGAGTTTGTTCGCGCGCTCTGCGGCGCCGTCGGCGATCTTCTCGTGTTCTGAAGCTCCCTTGGGAAGGCCGTCGCGATACGCCCGCGCTGCGTCGCTGTAGTGGTCGCGAGCCATCCCATGAGCCGCGGCCGCCTCGAGGTGCTTGGCCTTGGTCTCGACCGGCAACGCCTCTTTACCCTGGCGCTCTTCGTCCCAGCCGTACGCCTTACTCTGGTGGGCACTCTGCAGGCCGCTGTGCTGCATTGCCTTTGCCTGCATGAGGTGTTCCTTCTCCTCGTGCTTCCCTGTATCGCGCTTCGCGATTCCGGGGCATCGTCCGCAGGGGCAGCTTGCCGCGTGCTTGTCGAGTGCGCCGTGGCGCTCGTTGTTGACCAGTCCAAACATTTCTCACCTCGAGTGTGGAAGTATCATTTCGATCATAAAGTTCTGTTTGCTCATCCGCTGGGGATAGGAGCCGGTGATCACCAGGTTGCGGTGATTGATCCAGCACTCCTGCACTAGGCCGGCGAGCGTAAGTTGAGCGGTGGGGCCCACAAGGTCTTGGATGGCGCTCTCCACCTTGTCTGCCAAATTGTTGAGGTTGGTGACGTTCGTCTCGTCCGGAACCTCGCCCTGCAGCGACTGGACCGAAAGGTTGGCGATCAGCGTGACCTTGGCCGGCCTGAAGAGGCGGGTGCGATCGTAGGTCTCGCCCTGCTCGAGGAGGAAGAAGGCGGGGTACTGCTCCTCTGCCAACTGCTCGTCCGGTACCGGGCGGCGCCCACCGTAATTGAACGGGCCAGTGGGAGCCAGAAGAGCGGCACTCAGTTGCGTGAAGAATGCCGAGTAGATAGCCTCGCGTCCAACGGGGTTTCCCATCAGATACCACCCCCGAGGCTCGGCTTGATTATGTTTTTTTGTATCCGGTCGACGATCCAATCCCGATTTGCATCAAGAGTAGGACCGACGAACGGGTGGGGCTTGAGCGTCACCGACGTCACCAGAATGAAGAGCGGGTAAAGCTGCCCGTCCTTCACTCCGAAGATGATGCCGTTGCGCACGAACGTTTTGTACCCCTCCGCCTCGGCATCTGGCGCTGCAAACCGCGCAACCCCCGACGCCGTAAGCGCTTCGCCGATCGGGATGGTGAGGTACTGGCCGTTTACTGGAACAATGGTCCCGCCCTCCTCCTGGATCCGCGCGTAGGGCAAACCCTGGCCCGCCACCATGCCGCCACGAAGCCCATGCTCGTCCTCTGTGACCTCCATCGCTGCGATCGACCTGCGAAGGTCTCCGGTGCGCACATTGAGCCCACTGTCCTCGAAGTGATCCCGACCATAGGTGGCCAGGTGTTCGCCGATGACAGGGAGCTCTTTGCGCGCGTTGGAGCGGACGGCAGGCCCGATGCTACTGAGCCTTGCCGACAACTGCCGTCCGCCTTGGATGGAGATGTTCATGGATTACGAGATGGTCACTCCGTTGATCGATGCCGTGTACCACTTACCGTTGTAGGCTGTGAGCATCACCGCGTTGCCCACAGCCGCCGCAAAGGTGGCCACGTGCAGGGACCCGTTGATGCCGTTCGCCGGGGTGGTGACGGTGTGCGCAAATGCTGTGGTTGCGAAGATCGTCAGAGACGCTCCGTCCTGACCACCAGCCGATGCGGGACCGGCGATGGGGAGCGGCAAGGTTAGCGCGGCCGCCGAACCTAATGTGATCGCTACATTACCCGTGCCGATGGTGATGGCTCCGGATGCTGCAGCCGCCAAGCACGGTTCGAAAACGCCAAAGCCGGCGGTTCCCGAAGTATTGAATGGGGGAACCGACGTACCGTCGCCAGCCAGCCCGCTGTCAACAAGCGACGTGGTGGTAAGGTTCGAGGCAATCTTGCCTTGGGTAGTGCCGCCCGTGGTGCGATAGACGTCATACGTCGGCTGAGGGCCACCGTTGGAGTACGGAGGGGCGCCCCAAGAGACGCTGTTGGGCGTGGATCCGGAAAGAGAAGCCGCGCCGGTGGTGCTGGTTGCGGATCCGGGGGTGACCTCACCATTGACCTTGGTCACGACGGTGTAACTGTAGGTCGTCGAGGCCGGAACGAGAGGAGTGATCACAACGACCGGAGCAGTGAGGGGGATGGCCAGTTCAGACTGCAGCAGTGCTGCGATTACATCGGACTGCTGCGCGGGGTTGGTGAGTAAGAGGTTTGCCATGGGTTTCTCCTTTGATTTTGGGCCTAATTGATGCCCATGCCTTCAGTTGGGAATACTTCGCGATGCTGGGTGAGGAGGTCGATTGTTGAAGGGTGGGCGCCTTTGAGGAAGTAGTTGATTCGATCGGGCCCGACCCCACTTCCCGTATCCCCAACACGGGTGCGGTTTTTGAAAAGGAGAGCCGACTGCTGCAAGCACGCCTGGGTGAAGTCTCCAGGGAGCATCGGAGCATTCGGGGGAAAGGTGAACACCGCACCAGAGCAGATCCAGATGACCCCGTTGTCATTGGTGACGGAGTTGGTTGCGGTAAGAAATGTCGGAGTCGTTGGGCTTCCGGTTGTGCCAGCGTTGAGCGCTGTATAGTAGAACCCGCCAACCTGGATCTGCTGATTCTGCGCGATGGGTGCGCCGGCGGTCCACGCGGGTAGCGTGAGCAGCTGAAGCTGGCCAGGCGTGATGTAGCCGGCGGTATAGTTCAGCGTCACATTCTGCTGGCCCCAAGTGAAGACGCCACAGCCTCCACCGTTGAGGTAGATAAACCACTTGTCGTTGGTGAGGGTGTTGCCCGTCGCGTTGTTGGTGGACGACGCCGGATAGATAGTCTGCCCGGGCTGTCCCGCTTGGTTCGTGATCGCCACCGACGTCACGGAGATGATGGGGTAAACCAAGGGACGCATCGATTCGCGTCCGCTGCCGTTCCGAACCTCGGAATAGACGCCATAGGCCAGCGTGCGAGAGCAGAACTGGTTGATCCCCAGCGAGACAGCTGTGATGATCTTCGCAAGAATAGCGTCGGATGCGGTGGTCGTCCCCAACGTTGGGCTGATGTAGTTCTTCAGATCAGTCAGCGTGGTTAGATCCACCGCGTTCGGCATTCGCTACTCCGTACTTAGACTCCAGCGTCTTTCAACTGGTGCTGGGTGAGAGTTGAATCATTGCCCGTGGCACCCGCTTCAGGGTTGGGAGCCAGCGCACCAGGCGCAGCCCCGGAGGGCTCGGTCGATTTCGTTTCACCTTCCTTGGGTGCATCGTCGGGGAAGATGGAGGCTTTGGCTTGGCCAGAGGCGACAGCTGCGGGCTTGGGAGCAGGAGGAGCCGGTTGCGTGGGTGTGGCTGCTGCTGCAGGCTTGGCTTGGACGGTTCTGGTGAGTTGGGGATCGGGGAGGTTGAGCTTTGCGGCCGCGGATGCGATCTCGGCTGCTGCTTCCGGTGTGACAGCGATTCGTTGGGCCACTTCTTTGAAGCCAATGTCCTTGAGCTTTGCGACAAAGTTATCGGGCACTTTGACCATGCCAGCTGCGTCCACAGCGAAGACCTGCTGTTCGACCGATACCTGGGTTGTTCCCTTGGGTGCGAGCATCGTTGCCATAAAGTGTTGCCTCTCTGAATGAAGGGCAGCCTGACCAGTAAGCCAGGCTGCCCTCTGGATTAGTGCTACCGCGCGATTATATCGTTACGGTACCGTTCGGAGTGTTGAGGTTGCTCAACACGGCAAACGCGGGCATGAAGTAGCCGGCGAAAACCTCGTCGACATAAACTCCATACTCGTAACGGCGCGTCCGGGGCGGCCAGTCGATCTGGGTGTAGTCCATCCGGGTGTGAACCTCGAGGATGTTTGCCACGCCACTGAGCTCGTACGGAGCCCGATCAGACCAGAAGATCACCGTCCCTGGCGGGAGGTACGGGTGAATTTCGATGTCCAGCGTGTTCCCGAAGAACTTGTTCAGGTAGCTCGTGACCCGGCGACCTGCGATCACGCGTCCCTGTGCAGTCTCATCCAGCAGTACGCGAAAGAGATTGCTTGCCGCCGCCTGATCCATCAGCGGGGACAGCTGGGAGACGATGTCCGAGGAGCCCATCAAGATACGGTCAAAACCGATCTTGTACTTGTCGTAAGCCGCCTGCAGGACCGCGTCGAACTCGGCGATTGCAATGCCCGAGATCGTGAGACCGGTGTTGCCGGTTGCGGCCGTAAAGGTGATGGATCCGCTCTGCGCCAGGCCGAGGGTTCCGGTGGCAACCTGCGGGAAGTTGTTGCTGGTGGCCATCGCCGTGCCCGGAGCCGCACCAAAGACGCTTCCGTACATCTGGCTGAGGATGCCGTCGGGCACCAAGCCGTTTGTGGAGTTGTCCTGATAAGCCGAGTTCACCTGGAGGGCGGTGATCAGCTGATTGGTGCCGCTGGGGGCCGAGGAGAGGATCACCTGGTTGGACTGCGTGATGGCCTGAAGGCGGGTTGCGCCGGTCGTGGTTCCGAAGTACCACGCATAAGCAACTGCGTTGGGCACTGCGGTGACGCTGGCGGTGATCTTCTGACCGGCAGTCGGGGTGACGGTTGCCTGCGCGGAAGGCTGCGCCGAGCCACCACCGAAAACGTCGATCGATCCGTCGGTGTTGGTCTTGGTGATCTGTCCGGGGATGCCGTTGGAGAGCGAACCAGCGATCCAAGCCGCATGCGCAAGAGCGACGCAGACGACGTAGTACGGAACGTTGGTGAGCGCGGAGCCGGTGCCGGCAGCAGTGAGGGTGGGGGTGGGGGTCAGACCGAGGGCGGTCGATGCGTTGCCGCCGATCAGGGTCTGCTCTTCGCCGATCATCACCGAGCGGAGCGTCGCCTGGATGGTGTTGCCGAGCGCGTCAGGCTGCAAGTTCTGAGCAGCGAGGCGCGCTTCCCAGGAGGCGTTGCCTTCAAGACCGAGGGTCTTGTAGTTCGCGCTCTGGTTCTGCAGCGTGACGTTGATGCCGCCACCACGGTTGCCTTCAGACACGCCCACCGAGACGTTGTTCACGTTGATGGCCGTGATGCGCTTCCAGTTGTGCCCCGTGCCGCCGTTGCCCTTTACGCGTGGAAGCTTGCTGATCAGCGGGATCAGCTGCTTGAAGGGGAACATCAGCTGGACGATCGGTGAGAGGTCATACCAGACGAGGCCGGTGGACTGGTCAAACGTGTCGGCCTTGCTGATCTGTGCGACCTTCGCGGCGATCGAATCGATGTATTCCTTATTGTTGAGAACCTTCTCAAGCTCCGTCATTTCTTTATCCTTTCGGCTTCGCCGCGATTTTTACTCACCTGCAGTTGGGTTACTGCCAAACTTAGTTCTTGCCGATGGATCCCGTGTACTCGGCGTCCATGATGGACTTACCGAACAGCCGGGGATTCGCAGCGCGCGTACCGATGATGCGAGAGATGGAGATTGCAGCGCCGTCCGGATCATCCTCGCGGATTTCCGAGAATGCCTTTGCGATGGTCTTGTTGGCGGCGTCGGCGGGGTCGCTCTTGCCGAGCAACTCGTGGCCATCACCGCCACGGGAGCCGAACATCACCGGCCGCGCACCACCGCTGGGCTGGCGCTCGAGGACCGCCATCTGGCCCTTCATAAACGCGTTGTCCTCGGTGGCCTTGTTCAACTTCTCTTGGAGAGGCTCAACAGCTGCCTTGATAAGGTCGGCAGCTGCGGTCTTCACCATCTCAGCGACAGCGGCCGCAGAGTACGGGGAATCGCCGCCGCCACGGAACGATGTGCCTTCGATCGCGCCCTCCGTCATGGTGACCAGGGAGAGAGGCTTTACGGAGTCCTTCAGCGTCTGCGCGACCTCTTCGCCATCTCCGGGGCCAGTCGGATCCGAAGGCGATGCCGAACCAGTACCAGCGGCAGAGGCTGCGGCCTTATCAAGGTGGTGCATCGCGAGCTCGTGGTGATCCGCCATCGACATCAGGTGGTCACCCAACGCCTTCATGTGCTTGGGCTCAGACCCCTCGGCCTTGCCGAAGTTGGTCGCCATGGTGTTGTAGGCGCCGACAGCCTTACTGTGCGCATCCATCGCCTTCTGGATGTGGTGCTTCGCCTTGTCGATGTGACCCTTCGTGGCTGCCGACATGCGCTTCTGGAGGTCCTGATCCATGGTAGTTTTCTCCTGTTTGGAGCTACCAGGCCAGTCGGCCGGCAGCAGATGTGTTGCGTTCAAAGTCTTCGCGCGGGCGATGATGTGGGCCTTTGCCTTCGCGTAATCAGAAGCCCGGCCAACGGCCTGGATAGCGTTCTCGAGGTCTCCGGTGGAGGCGATCGGGAAGCTACCGTCGGGAAGAGCGGCACCTGTAGAAGCCAGGTGCTTGCGCTGCTTCTCGTTGAATTCGCGCTTCCCAAACTCGCACTCGGCTAGCTTGAGGTTCATGTCGGCGAGGTCCTCAGCCGAGAGATCGTTCGCATTCGCAACCTTGACCAAAGCCTCGCCGCCCTCTACTGGTGCGGCTCCGCCGGCCAACTTGGCGAGTTCAACTATGCTGTCAAGCGCTTTTTGGAAGAAGTTTTGTTTATCAGGCAGGTTCTCTTCCTCTACCTCGGCGAACACATCAAAGTCGCCCTTCGCGAAATCGATCTTGCAGTCAGGGTTCGCCGGGCGATCCACCAAGCTGATCTCGGTGAGCCGAAGCTCCTTGATCGTATCCCCAACCTTCTCCACCTTCGACCCACCGATCGAAAACCCGCGGTACACCTGATCGTTAGCGCCCTTCGAAGACTCCTGGCAGAGCTTCCACGTTTCGTCGTCCCGAATCTTGGCACCGATGTAAAGGCCCTTCTCGTCGACGTTCGCCTCGACCGTGGATCCCACCGCCTTGTTCGTGTGCATCACCCGGATGTTGCGGTACTGCATGTAGTCGGGGAGAGCCGCTTTTATCGCCTCGGTCGTGACAATCTCGCCCTGCAGGTCCTTCGAGGCAGTGGAGGCATACCCCCACACCATCCGCTTTTCAGTGTCGACCTTTGAGATCGGCAGGAATACGTTGAAAGAATCCGCCATTATTCTCCTAATGGGCAAAGAAAAGGGCTGAACGACAGGGAGGCAAAGCCCTCATCGTTCAGCCAGGTTGTTCCTGTGCTGTCGAGATGAAATATAACACACCGTGCAAAATGAAAGGCCCATCCCGAAGGATGAGCCTTTCTGAACAACAGGGTGAGGATCGCCTATTCGGTCTGCGAGAACGTGATGCTGGTCTGCAGCACTGCAGGCGGAGGAGGCGGTGCGCTGGGGGTAATCGTGGCTTCGAGCGACCACGTCGGGTTGGCGGCGCTGCTGGCTCCGTACAGGAAAGCCAGCGGAGTTGTGGTGCTCTCGACCCAGTCAGCCGGATAGCTCACGCTAACGATCAGACCCGTGGAGTCGACCGTCGGCGAGACAGATGGGTCGTTCGATGTGAGGGTGAATTCGACGTCGGAAGGGAATGACGATCCGGCGGGCGCGAGTACGCCAGTAAACTGCTGCGACTGTCCTGCTTCGGTAGAGTTCATTGTTATCTCCGTAAAGGTGATGCTGGTTGGGATGGGTGGTTCTTGGTGATGGTGGTGATGCTTCCGGTGGTGCTTTCGCTTCTCCTCCTCCAAGCGAAGCAACTCGCAGGCGGCGCAGAGAAATTGGGCGGCGTTTCGGCGGTGTTCCCGAGCCTCTTCTTCAGAGCGCGCGCAGAGGATAGCCATGTGGCCGCATAGGTTGAAAACTGCAACGTCGAACAGTGACTCGCTCATTGTAGCGAACCTTTCTTGCTGCTGGGTTAGCGCAGCCACCTGTACATGGCGATTGCGAAGATTGAGACCATCACGGCACCCCAGCCCATAAGTAGTGGGATGCCGATGCGGCGGAAGCAGGTCGTTACCAGTGTGAGGCTCACCGCGACGAGGATGCCCACGAGGGCTCCGCCCAGGGCCAACACCACGACGAGGATGAGAAGGGCGATCATGCGGCCCTCGCCATCTTCCGCGCCATGCGGAGGACCGTGAGTCGGTCGGGGAACGAGAGGGCGGTGACGAGCGGCGCCATCTCTTCTACAAACAAGTCTCGGCCGGCGGGAGAAAATCCCAGGAGCGAGCCCACCGTTACGTTGAGGCCGGCAGCTACCTTATCGAGGCTCGGCACGGTGGGAACTACCTTGTTGCGCTCGAGCTTCGAGATCCATGTGCGCGGAACGCTCATCTTGTAAGCCAAGTCACGCTGGGTCATCCGGCGGGCCATCCGCGCCGCTTGGATCCGCGGACCGATGCCTTCAAAATCAAACGTTGTTTGTTCCATTGGGTTTATCTCCTCTTGGATCAATCAGGCCCTGCTTGTAGCATTCGATGGCGAGCTCGAGGCGGTCTGCGCAGCCGGTAATCCGGTAGATGAAGCGCAGATTATTCTTGATCACCTGGGTCGTCGTCCCGATCTGCTCGGCGATCGCCTTGTTCTTCTTTCCGTTGGCCACGGCCAGGGTGATCGCAAGCTCTTTTACGCTAAGGACGCGGTTGAAGGGAATGTGGTCGGGTATTGGCTCCACGTCTGTCATGCTTTCACCTCTGGTGCATCATCCCAAAATACGGGTTCTATCGTGAAATCCTTATCGGTCTGGACCCACCATCCCAACACCTTGCGCTCTACTCCGTCGACCACCTGAGTCTCCGGAACCAGCGGGTCCTCGACGATGTGGGCCCCGGTTAGCCTATCTGTCAGCGTGCCGTGCTCCTTGCGAAAGGAGAAGTAGGGCTCGGTCTGGATCCGCGCCCAGACAGCTGGTGATACGTGGAGCTCTGGAATCTTCACGAGCCTAGCTCCACGGTAACGACCTCGCCCAGCCGAAGGCCGGCAACGATGATGTCCTGCTCGTCCACCGGCTTGTGGCCGCGGTGCACGAAGTTGAAGTCGGCCTTGCCAACCTTCACCAGGCCGTACTCATGCTCCGGGTACATCTTCTCCACCTCGGCGGCGCACTTCTCGACGATGTCGTCGATGCCATCCTCGACGAACGTGCGGCCGGCGGGGGCGCGGAAGATGTAGACCTTGTGCTTTTTGTTGCCGGGTGTGAAGATCTTCACTCGGACGACTTTGGAGCTGGGACCGAACTTCTGGCGTTCCTTGATGAGCTCACCCTTTGTCATCAGCCTTGCCTCCCTGGGCTGGAACCAGCCACATATACACCGTCGTGCCGCAACGCTTGCTGAGGATTTGAAGATTCGCCTCCGCTGCCTTCATCGTCATGTGGCGCAGCGTCATGGTTCCGTGCTGCCAGTCCCGATTTTCTACGGCCTCCATCTGTCCAGGCTGCAACTCGAGCAGCTTCGCCCAGAGCTCGCCGGTCCGGCCAAGCTTCTTCAGGGGGGGCTTCGAATCTGGGGGAAGGTCATCAAGGCTCATCGTCTTCGATACAAGTACGTCCATATAGCGTTCGACTTTCTTCTCTGGGGTGGGTTGGGGCGCGGCGGGCGCGGGTTCAACATCGGAGGGGATGATTGGGGTTGGTTCGGGAAGAGCGGCGGTGCCCTTGTTCTTGTATGCGCACCGGCCGCGGTGGTGGGGTTTGCCGCATCCGCGCTGGCATTCGCCTGCGGGATAGGCGGGTTCGCGCAACGGCACAAAGGCTCGCGCTGCCTTCGGCATAGGGGCGCCGCGAGGCAGTATCGGCTTACCCTCAAGGTCGTATCGCTTCAGCCGCTTGGGCTGCTTCATCTCGTGTCCAGCGCACATGAGATCGCCGTCGACGCGGCAGGTGGCTGCTACGGGGCGGCCTTGTTCGCCGCAGGGGATGCAGTAGTAAACCGCCATCAGGACTCTCGTTTCTCGTTCAGGATGCGTTGCGCGTTCCGGAGCCCGCGAATGTAGAAGTGGATCTCGTTCTTGCGCCAGTGTAGCCGCTCGATGTCAGGCGCATAGTGGTACCAGTCCATAAACTCGTCGATGTGCTTGTCGATCGCGCGGCTGGCAGCTTCGTGGGCTTTGCCCTTTCCGGCATCGAAGGACCCCAGGTGCATCCATCGAGCCAGCGCCGTGCCGCCGGCAGTGATCAGAAATGCATAGGCTACGCTCTGCCAGTCGATCATGCGGGCCTCCATTCGTAGCGGATCTCGAAGGGGGAGTTGGAGATGATCGTGGTCAGGCTGCCTTCCACACTCTCGTCTGGGTAGAAGTCGCCAGAAGCAAGCTTCTTTAGGATTGGAAACCCGTGGGCCTTCAGTTGCCCCATGATCACCTGCTCAATACCGCGTCGCTGACTCCTTGCCATGCGCTCCAACTCGATGCAGCTGAAGGTAAAGGCGAGCACACCCTCTTGGAGCGCAGGCATTTCCGTGTATTCGAAGATGAACTCGTGCATCTAGTCCCGCCACTTTCCGAGGCCGCGGGCGATCTCGACCGTCTTGAGGGTTACGCTGCGGATGGTTGACACAGTGTAGGGATTGGCCCCGGGCCCTAGGTGCGCCATGATCTGCGGGTGGGTCCAGTCGGGGTGTTCGATCACCACCGCGCGGATGAGGTCGGTCTTGATGGGCGGCAGGCGCTCGATCTCCTCCTCTTCCTCGGGTTCCACTTCCTCGACATCATCCGAGGTGGGAAAGACGACGACGTTACCAGCAGGCGAATACTCTTCGGAGGCGTCGCGCAGGACCTCCCCATCGCCGTCGACCACCGTGAGCTTGGGGGCGACCTCGAGGCGCAAAAACCCGTCCAGCGGATCCCGCACCGTCTGCCCGGCATTGATCCCCAGGACCGCCACCGTGCACCACTGCTGCGCCTCGAGGCTAATGGACGCCCAAAGCTCGTCTGGTACCTGGCTGACGGCCACAGCAAGGCGCGTTAGATAGGCGTTATCATCCTCGTCCTGCCGCTGGGGTTCGAACCCATTGCACAGCGCGGCGGCGAGGAGTTGGTTATAGGTCGTCATTTCTGTCTCCGAAACAGGCTCTTTACGGCCTTTCGCATGCTGAATGGTTCGGCAGCTGGCTCCGGGCCCAGCCCATGTGTCTCCATCGCCGCCTTCAGCTTCATCCGCTCGGAACGCTCCCGCCAATACGGGTGGTCCGACGACATCATCGTCGTCACATCTGGGGGAGGCAGAATGTCCTCGAGGGCGTCGTAGGTCGCGGCGGCATCCACGCGGTACTTCTGGTCGAGATTGCCGAGCCCCTGGAAGCCGAAGCGCCGGCACGCGGTGTAGAAGCGGGCGCTGATCCGCTCCACCCCATCGATCGCCTCCACCAGCATGACCTCGGTGTTGGCCGGCCACGCGCTGAATTCAATGCGGGTGATGCAGGATCCGAGGCCCTCGCGCACCTTATGGGCCAGGTCCGCGTCTATTTCTGTGATCCGGAGGTTGAACCCGCCCGGCCGTTCGGTGATGGCTTCCCGCATCTCCTGCTTCTCCTGATCAGAGAACCGGAGTCGGATTTGGAGCCATGTCTTGTGCGATATGAACATAGTTTGCGCCTCCACAGCGCCTTATCAACCCCATCTAACCACGAGTGGGCCACCTTATCAACCCCAAAGTAAGCCCAACCGACACTTTCTTTGGGTGCGAGGGTGGGCAATCCTGCATCCAAATCGGCTGAGGTGCCCCAAATGATCTACCTGATCCTGCTCGTATTCGCGCTGGTCTTCTTCGTCATAGCCGCTTGGCGCGGCCTTCCCGACCCCCTGGGATTCCGTATGCTGGCCGCCGGCCTAGCGTGCTGGGTGCTGTGGGTGCTGGTGGGAGCGGGGCGCCTGGTTCGCTGATAGCCGGCGGCGGTGCTTCTGTTACGATCACAACCGTGGGCAAACTCATCGAGTTCGGCGGCGTGCTGGTGGCGATCCGCGACGAAACCAAGTCCGCCGAATGCCAGCACCTGAACATCGTCCTTGATCAGAATGGCCAGATCGTCACCTGCGGTACCTGCCAGGCGCAGCTGAATCCCTTCTGGGCGCTCCTGCAGCTGGTAGGGCGGTACGACGAGGCCTGGAAGGCGCTCGAGACGCTTAGACCGTCACCGTTGGGGCTTCGGGTGACCGAAGTCCCTCAGACTCCATCAGAGACGCTAGTACCGCCTGAGCCGCCTGGTTCACTGGCATAGTCCACCCCTGCACAATGCCCCTGATCTCCGCCTCTATCCGAGGATCCACGACCATGCCGTCCGGCACCTGGACGCCAATGTCCACCTTGATGATCGTCGACGACTTGCGGATGAGGCTGCTGGCCTCGGCCGAGATGGTCACTGCGTCCTCCCCGTGACCTGAACCCACTTCTTCGCGTAGATCGGGACGGCGCTGGTGGCGTCTGCGTAGATCCGGACGAACATCTCGGTAGGTGTGGTGGTGCCAGCCGCGGAGCAGCCGTTCACGCTGTTGGCGGCGATGTTGGCGATCAAGGGGGAGGTTACGATGCCGCTCCCCGTGCTGCTCACGGCCACAGTCACCGATACTGGCGTCCCCCAATTGAGCGTGCCGTCCACGTTGTTGGCCGCGGTGCAGGCTGTCTGGACGTTGATCACGGCATTCCCGGAGGCGGCGGTCGAGTAGAAGCTGATGTACCCCCCAACCGAATTCCAATAAGGCGGCAGGAAGGTGGAGTACTCAACGTAAGTCGGGACGGACGGGGTTGGCCCGAAGTACATATAGCCTTCGCCGGTCACGGACGGGTTCACGGACCCTATCGACGGCTGGTTGGCATTGTAGGTGCTGAATCCGCCCGAGAGAAACGCCGAGGCGTTCTGGGAGACAGCGAAGACGCGCGTGTCATATCCCAGGGCGGGGGTGCTGGGTCCACCGCCGGCGCTAGAGAACTGCGCCCACCAGATTGATCCCGTCGTCCCTGGGGTGTTGTTGAAGTTGCTCGAGAGGAGCGCGATATACATGCTTCCGCCGTAGGTGACCAGCGAGCCTTTCGCGTAAGTCCATACGGGGGAGTAGGCGCCATAATACGACGCGACGGGCACCGGGTTCTGGGTGGACTGCGCGACGGTTTGAAGGGGAAGGAAGACCAGCACGGAACACAGCAACATCCGCAGCATCGATTTCATAACCGGAACCCGTCCTCTCGGATGAAGTACACCGGCTTTCCGTTCTGCCACTTGATGGTGGTCTCGCCGTAGAAGTTGGGGCCGACCAGCGGTGACAGCTGCGCCGCCGCGCGGAATACCGCGTCCGCTACCGCCGGCATCGTATCCGCCGCATGTTCGTCGGGAAGCTTCACTCCGCCCTTAGTCGCCATCTGTGCCTTCATAGTACCCCACAGCACATCGGCAGTTGGGATGGCCGGGCGGTATCTCGTCGCCAGAATCAAAGTCGTCGTCTATGTCGATGCGCCCCTGCTCGGCGTTGGGCAGGCATATCTCCTCGCATGCAGTCTCGTCGGGGATCCATTCCTTGTACTTCATGCCGGCGCCCTTGGCGGCTTCGTGGCTGCCGCGGGCTCGCGCATAGGCGGTCTCGGTGCGTGCGATATTGAGCGCACGCGTAGCGCCAAACTGCTCGCTGGACATGATCTTGTGCTGCAGCTGGCTGGTAGACAACCCGTTTTCCACCGACTCAGTTACCAGGTCGTGGAGGGAGTCGCGCGTGGTTTGGGCGATCGACCACTTGGCGTCGGGGTTATCCACAATCTTTCCACCGGGCAGAACGCGCTTACCGACGAGCTCGGCCGCCCGCTTTTGCGCCTGCTCCTTGGCTTGTTTCAGGACCTGCGTCCAGATGGGGTTGGGCGCGCCGTCGACGACCTCGGGTATCTTGAGCTCGAGCAGGAACTCCTTGGCGGTTTCAGCGGTCTGTGCCTCGGTGAGTGGGGCGATCTCGGGAATCAGGCTGGCCCAATCGAGGTTGACCTCGATCAGCTTCTCGAGCTCCGCCTTGCGCTTGGCGTTCTTATCTGCCTTGGCGATGTCGGACTCACGGCGCCACCAGCGTGTGCGGGCAGCCGCGGCGATTGGCAGCGCCACCAGCAGGCTGTCGGAGATGGCTTGGGCCTTGCGCTTGAGGAAGTCGGCTAGTACCTTCTCCAGCGTCGCTGCGCCTTTGTGAAAGGGGCGTCGGCTACTTTGCCAGCCCCCTTCCCTGATCCAGAGTCATCCCCACCACCTGCGCCGGCGGGAGTAGGCAGCGCAGTTTGGGCAGCCAGCACCGAGAGTGGCATCGCTCCGGTACCTGTGTACACCATGGCCACATCGCCGCCCACGATAGGATCCTGGCCCGAGCGTTCGCGCTGCTCGTTGATGGTCTCGCGGCCGGCGCGCAGATAGAGGTTATCAATCGTCGCCTGGTCGGTAGCTGCTACCTCGTCGTCGTAGGAGAAGACGAATTCAATGTCCGTGTATCCCCAGCCCATGGTGATGAGCCGGTCCATGAAGGCCTTCCACCAGATCATCTCCACTTGGATGCCCTGCTCCTCGATCTGCTCCTTTTCCTGCTCGGCTGAGGCGCGCGATTGCGGCTCTTTGACGAACGGCTTGGGGAGGGTGCGGAAGGCGTGGCAGACGATGCGGGTGAGCCACTCGTCGTATTCCGACTTCAGGAGCTCGCCGGCGCTTCCCTTCATCTCGAAGGGCTCCATACCGCCCGGGATGAAGCGGATCTTCGACTTCTTGTTCAGGTTGCCGGACATCAGCGCGTCGAAGGAAGCCTGCCAAATGGCGATTTGCTCCGGGCTCCACGTCTCTGGAACCCCCAGCATGACGTCGGGAATGGTGCCCTCGGTCCAGAAGTTGGTCATGTACACCGACTTCTTCACCATCTGGATCGCCTCGTTCATGATCTGCTCGATCTCGGAGTATCCGCCGATCGGGAAGTCGGTGCGAGGGCGGGCGGGCATGTACAGGAGCTCGTCCTCGGTGAAGTTGTTCATGGGCAGACCTTTGATGATCTGCTGGTAGCCGGGGTTGGGGGCGTCGGGGATCCGGCCGTAGTCGTCGACCAGGGGCTTGATGGTGGCCCCGTCGAGCGCCATGATGGCGTAGGGCTTCGTGCCTAGCTTGTTCTTCCACACGAAGGCGCTGGCAGCATCGATGGTGTAACGGTCGCGGTAGATCGAGCGCATCCACATCGCGTAGGGCGTCTTTCGGTCCGGGCGCTTGAAAAACTCCGTCATGTCCTTGATGCGGGGATCGTCCTCAGACTTTACCCCCATGCCGCTGTCCTTCAGCTGGAACTTCCAACTGAGGGCGACGAGCTCGTCGATGCGTGACTCGAGGACGGAAGCGATCACGCCGCTGGCGGAGGCCAGGGTCCGGAGCATCCCCATCACCGCCAGGCGGCGGGGGTAGATGTCGAGATTGATACCGACGGGATAATCGAAGGTGCGGGGATAGTTTACGTTCGGAGGGCCGAAGGGGTAGACGGGTTGGAAGGGGGAGAAGAAGTTGCCGTCGATGTCGACGTCGGCGATGAAGTCGGGAGGGTTGGTGCGGTCGCCATTGCCAGGGCGGCTGTTGTCATGGCCGGCGAGGAGATTGCCGGGAACGGTAATGGTGCGGAGACCGCTGCGGCCGGGAGTACCTTCGACGGTTCTGCCCTTGAAATTTCCTGGTTGACGATACGGGCCCGACATACCGGCACCTGGGGAAATAGGGGATTGGGTGCCTCCGCTGGGCCCTTTGGCGAACAGGTCCTCGACCCTGGGGCGCGTTCCGTAGCCTGTAAATGTGCTGGTTTCTTCGAGGTCGTCTTCAGGCTGCACTGGCGTTGCCTCCGTTGGGCTGCGGGATCTCCACTCTTGATCGGGCCTCGTGATCCATGAGAAGCCGGTCCATGGTGTTTTGATCCTGCACAAATCTGAGGTCAGCCTGGGCGGATTCGATCATGGGGAGCGCCGCCTTGTACTGGCCCATTGCCATCATAGCGCCAGCGCGCTTTAGCTTGAGTCTAGCCTCGCGCAGCGTCTGCGCCTTGAGCCCTGGTTCCCTGTGTTGTTTCATCTGCGGCTGATTCTAACCCACGCAGCGTTTGCGCCATCCGTTGTAGTCACTCAATCGCCAACGGTGGAAGTCGGTGATCGCCAGGCTACAGTATCCGCAGACGCGCATCGATGATCGATCGGGGAATTGAAGCCAAGTTCGGGCTCGGCGAAGTCCGCAGGATTCACAGAGCATTGGGCTTATTCATGGTTGGCCTCGGCTTCTAGCTCTGCGATCCTTCTTCCATCACGAACCAGCACGGCTTCTTGACTATCAATGATCTTCCTCGCGAAGCGCATATCGGTCTCCAACTCCCTTACGCGGCCCTCTAGCCAAGCATAATCACCGAACAGTACCCACCCTCCATCGGGGTCTGTGACGGCTTTGACGCAGCCATCAAACTCCATCTTGTAGCGATTCGCTGTCGGGGCTGGGGCTTGGGATGCCACAGGAGCCGCCGCGCGTTCATCTCGCGTCAAGGACATGGCGGCGTTCCATCCTTCGGCAGCATCGCGCCGCGAGTCCTGTAGAGCATAGGGCTTCAGCGCGTATTGGTTCCACCACAAATCGAACGCGTCCAAGGGAGGCTCCTCGCTCCCTGCTGCTGTTGGGGCTGCCTCGGACAACGGCTTCAGTATGACCAGCACTTCCGTGATCTCTTGCGCGGATTCGTCGGCATTGCTCTCGGGATTGAGTCGCTTTCTCTTGAGCAAAGTCTCTCGCTGGGCAATCAGTCCGTCGCAAACGTAGCCCCACTGCTCGCGAGTGAGATAGAACGAACCTCCGCGACGATCCACTCTTGGCTGCTCCTGCGGCTCTGAGGGGCTAGCATCTGCTGGGAGCTTGGCGTAAGCATCTGCCCATGCATCACCATCTAGGCGGAACCAACCGCTACGCTGCTCAGCTATGCATGCTAGATAGCCATTACCTAGCCCATCCTTAGAAATCACATAAGCGTTCGGATGCTTCGCCAGCACCGCCGCCTTCATCCCCTCCACGCCTATCTCGCCCTGGTTCTCTTTGTTACTCATGGCTGCTCTCCGATCTGTACAAGCTTTTCTGTAATGCAAATGGGTCCGCAATCTATATCTTCCTCGGGGGTTTGGTCATCATTCACGAAAGGTAGTTGGTCTAGAAATACGCGCTGGCCTTTGTATCGTGCCAGCCTAACGTTGAGCTTGCGGGATTGCTCAACACGACGATTGAACACGCCAGGAAAGTTGATTCGGGTGCGCTCCCAATAGGCAGGAGACGTAGCTTTCACGCATCCGAGGCAGTTGTTGTTTTTGAACCCGAGAGAGTACATCGTGGGAAGCTTGATGCCAGCATCTTCGATGATCTGATAGCAACGCTTCTTCGTGATACCGGCACCCTGCAAGACCCACTCCAATTCCATCTCTGGGTTTGCGGCTTCGTAGTCGCGGATGCGGTTTGGCTCGTCAGCGGTGAGGCCAAATATGTGCAGATCCGTTGGCTGTTGATACCTATAGCGGGGGATGCGCTTCATCTCGACCGTGCAAGGTGCTCCCTTGATCCCAGCCATGTACTTGCGCTGCATAAACACATCATCAACGGTTGCGTATTTATCGCTTTTCAGCCGCATCACCTGAACGCCTATCCAACTTTCGATATTGCGCAGGAATCGTTCGTTGTCGGGATGCTCAGTCGCCATCACGTCGTTGTAAATCACCTCGGCGTGGGGATACTTCTGGAGAGCAAGATGAGCGGCAACTGCGCTGGCAGCGCCACACGAGAACCAAACCAACACTCTTCCCTCTTCACTCATGGCTCAGTCCTCTTTCTGGATGGGGTGGGGCTACTCAGCCACGACGAATTTAGACTTGTATGGTATCGGCCGGCGTCCGCGATCCAGTACTCCATCTCGTTTGACGAGGGGTTGTAAGACCAGAAGGGGAGCAGGGCGATTGCGAGAATGATGGGCTTCATGGATCGCCTCCACAGCGATGCTCCAAATGTATACAAGCCGGGCGATGGAGTCAACGCCAACCTACCAGTCCAATGTGGGATTCTTCACGCCGGCCACGAGCGCGGCTGCCGATAGAGCCACTGGCTCGGTTTCCGGCTCCGCCCCAGCATCTTCCTCGATTGCCGCATCCACAGGCTCTGGCGCCGGCTGGACCTGCTCCGCCCAAGACGGCCGATTGCACGCCTCGTGCCATTCCGTGAAACCGTCGGATACGACGCTGTCCACGTCTTTGATCGCCAGCTTGCACTTCGAGCATAGGCGTTTGGGCATCATAGAGGCCAACGTGCGCTCATACGCTTTCAGCGGGCCAGGCTTGCGTGGCGGCGCCGGCGGGGGCGGGGCGGGGTGAACGCCGGGTGCCTTGGGTGCAGGTTGCTGGCTTTCTGGTACGGTGGCGGCGATCGCTGCCCCCTCGTCCTGGTAGTGGTGCAGCAAGCCGGCCCACTCTTCCCAAAGCCCTGAAAGCTCAACCAATCCCCAAACCATCGCGTCCATGCGATCCGGGGAGTCGTCGTCCGTCTGGGGGTTCCACTCCACCATCTGGTCCTCGAGCTCGGCGAAGTTGCCGACGTGGTGGACGCGGTGCTGCTCGTAGAGGGCGGCCACGGGTTCTGCCCGGATGGCCTTGCCCTTGGTGGCGCGCACGCTCTTGTACGACACGTTCGCGTCCTGGTGGCGAAGCACCGCCTCGATCATGTCGCCGCCGTTGTTGACCTCGCCGATTACACGGTCAGCCTCCAGCTCGTGGTACACCGCGCACGCCTGCTTCGCCCAGCCGTCGGGCGTGTAGATGTCGGATACGTCCTCGATGATGTAGAAGTGTGGCGGGTTGCGGCGGTCCATGGCGCAGCCGATGATGCCGGTCTCGTCCGAGTCCTCGTTGGCCGAGACGGCCGGGTCGATGGCTACCACCACGCGGACGAAGTCGGGGCATTCCTTCTTGGTGATCCTGCAAGCCTCGATGTCGCTGCGCTTGAAGAGCGCGCCGGGGTTGTCATCAAGGATCTCAGCGTTGAGCTCCTGCCGGCCGAGCCTGGTCCCTTCGTACTTGGTGATGATCTTGGTGTAGAACGTGGGGGCGAGGTTGGCCTTGTTGTCGTAGGTGGTGCCGCGGCTGATGGCGGTGGTGGAGTCTTTTGCCAGCTGCCGGATGAACTTGGTGGGTTTCGGGGTGGTGGTGACGACGACCTGCGGCTCAGATCCAAGGCGCAGACCGAACATCGCTTGGTCCCAACATTCCTGCTGGTATCGCCATGCTGCTACCTCGTCGGCCCATATCTTGTCATGCTGTTTACCGCGGAGGCGTTCAGGCTCCTGCGCGGAGAAGAGAAGGGAGATTGAGCCATCTGGCCACTCCAGCCGGCGCTTGGACACACGGTAGACGGGACGCTCGTTCGGGGGGCAAATCGCCATGATTCCCGACTCGCCCTCAATCAGCACGTCGCGAAGATCATCAGCCGTGGGAGCGATGAGGTTGACTCGCTGGAATCCTTGGCGCTTCCACTCGCGAACCTTCTCAGCGCCAACCCGCGTCTTGCCGAACCCTCGGCCAGCAAGGATCAGCCACGTCGCCCAGGGCAATCCATTCTGCGCGACCGTCGGTGCCAACTGGTTCGGGCGCGCCCATGATGGCCAGTCGTAGAGCAGCTGCTCAAGCTCATCGTCTGACAGTTTACCCAGGCGTTCCCGAATGTCAGTTTGGCTTCGGAGCTGCTCGATCACCGATAAGCTTGTCAATCAAAACCTCACGATCGGTGTTGATCTGCAGTGGGTTCGCCGCGTCGCCCTTGATCGTATTCACGTCGCTCTGACCCAACAGGTTCTTGCCCAGCCAGATTAGCATCGTCACATTCCCAGCCTGCGCGAGTTCTACCTGCTTACGTCGAAGGCTGCTCTTGCATGCGTCTCGCCCAGCCTCAAACGCATCGTGATGATGCTTCGAAAGCGTTGTAGTGCCACACCGGCACAAGCTCGCAATCTCTCTAACTGTAAGCCCATAACTCGCAAGGATCTCCACATTCTCATCAGTCAGCGGAACGGTACGCCCCCGCATCCGATCCAGCACCTTTTTATGCTCGTGCTCAGCAGGTGGATCGGCGCTGTCGTCAACCTGCGTCTTGATAAGCTTATTCTTCATGGCAATCCTTGGATTGTACGCTGTGGGTGAAGTGGGCACCTTCCCGACTTTGGGACCGGCATGAGGGTAGCACGGTGGATTTATATTTGTTCCACGGTTACAATCCTAGCATGGCAATCTGTAAATGTGGCGGGGATGCGCGAAAGGGGCAGAGACTATGCGCTAGCTGCCATGCATCCCACATGCGTGAGTGGCGAAAAACGCATCGGCTGGAGGGTGAGGCGCGGATGAAGATGAACTGCCGGTCTTACTTCAACACCTATCTTCGCCGCGGAAAGGTCAATTTGGGGCCATGCGAAATCTGCGGGACAACCCAGAAGATTGAGGCGCACCATCCAGATCACTCGAAGCCTTTGGTTTTCCATTCTCTTTGCCGTCCCCACCATGTAATGATTACAAACGATTTGCTGTGTCTTCTTCCGCCGCTAGCCTAGCACGCTGTGTCAAGAGGCTTGTTCTTCCTCGATTTCCTCTTGGTCATCTGGCTCAGCGGCGAAGAGTGGGGCATTTTCGCTGTAGGCGGCCGCGAGGTTCTTGTGGGCTTGACGCCAATAGGATTCCTTCAGTTCGCTGCCCAAGAACTTGCGCTGCATCTGGAGCGCGACGAATCCTTCACTTCCGATGCCGGCGAACGGGCTCCAAACCACATCGCCAGGATTGCTCCACAGGTGGATGCCGCGACGGATCACGTCAAGCTGAAGTGGGCAGATGTGGCGCTCGTCGTCATGCTCGCGTGCGGAGCGGTATTGCAGTGTGTCCGAAGGGTTGATGTCCATCCATACTGGCGAGGCATAGTTCTGCCAGAGTTGAACAGGGAACTCCTCTGGAGTGTGGGAGATGTATTCGGTATTCTCTCCAGGCTTGCGCATGGTCACCAAATAGTCCGCAATGCCCTGGCGGCTCATGCTGGAGTCTTTGCGGATGGTCTTGTGGAGCAGCCCCAATGCCTTCGTGCGCTGCATGGCCGTAACAGGGTCTTTCCAGATGCAGACCTCGGAATGGTAGATGAAACCAGCTTGCTCGAATGCGCGGATAATTTCGCCACGGAAGTCGCGTAGCCCGATATAGCCGTTGCGTACCTTGGACGTTGGGAGGTTCATGCAGTGGATCGACACGAGCCGGCCGGGCATGAGCGCACGGAACTGCTCGGCAATCAGGAATCGGTAATGCTCCCAAAACTGCTCAGACGTTGCGCTGTTTCCCATATCGCGCGGGGAGTTTGAATAGGTATATAGCGACTCAAACGGTGGGCTGTAAATGCTGTAGTGGATGGAGTTATCTGGAATATCACGAGCAGATTCGACGCAATCCCCCAGAACAATCTTCCATCCATCACCTTCGGCGCTGTCCTGCTTGTAGTGGGATGCGGTGCGGGTAGTCGACTTCAGTTCCGCCGTCACCAACTCCCGAACGTTTGCCGTCATCTCATCGGCCATCTTCTCTGCATCTGCGTCCTTGCGTTTGATATTGTCCAAGACTGCTCCTTCTGTGCTTGCTGCGATGATGTGTGCGTGAACTTCACGCGTTTGGCCGAATCTCCAGAAACGGCGGATGGCTTGATAAAACTGCTCCCATGAGTCATTCATGCCAACGAAGGCCGTGCGTGCGCAGTTCTGTGCGTTGACCCCGTACCCCATGATGGTGCTCTTGCTGATAAGCACTCGAGTCCCGCCATCCAAGAACGCCAACAGCTTCGATTCCTTCTCGTCTGGCGCATCGGATCCTGTGAGGTTCACCGCGCCAGGAATCAGTTTGGTCAGCATCTCAGCTTCGGCGTTGAGGTTGCACCAGATAACCCACTGCTCGCCGGGCTCGGCGTTTACGATCGCAGCGCATTCGGCCGCACGATCATCCACCGTGGCGCGACGAGCTCCAATGCGCTCTTGCAGCGTTTGAGCCGGGAGAGCGAAAAGCATCCCCTCGGTTGCCGTCTCAACGTCCACTAGGTGCTCATGCATATGCAGCGCTGGCAGTTCAAAGCGTGCATCGTTGTAGCCCACATCTGAAGGCTTGCGGATGAACACGGCCCAAGAACATACCCACGCCCAGAAGTCCTTCTTTGCATGTCCTTTGAGCCTCCAATCCTGCGTTGATCCGCCGTCATGAGCGAAAAACATCGACAGCATCTCCATGCGCCCCATTACGCCCAGAAACTCAGCGTGGTTACCGAGCTCGGTATAGTCATTCGGTGCCGGTGTCGCTGTGGCCGCCAGTCGGTAATCCGTCTTGCAGAATGCCTCAATCAGGGCCGTGCGCGTGGATCCATCGAACGACTTGAGGATACTCGATTCATCCAGCACAACGCCAGAGAACATGGTGGGGTCGAACTTATCAAGCCTCTCATAGTTGGTGACGTTGATGCCTTGCATCACATCCTCCGGGCCCGCGCAATACGTCGCTTCGATGCCGAACTTCGCACCCTCGCGGATGGTTTGCTTCGCAACTGCTAGCGGTGCCAGGATGAGAACCGGCTGCATCGTGTGAAGCCACACGCATCGCGCCCATTCCAACTCGATCAGCGTCTTGCCGAGGCCCGTGCCGAGGAACGCGGCCGCTTTGCCCAACCGTAGAGCCCACTTCACGACATCCCCTTGGTGTGGAAACATCGCTGGGTTCAATTCAGGGATGAATTCCAAACCTTGCGGCTTGCATTCGAACGACTTGTGCGCAATAAACTCTTGATAATTCACGCATTCACCGCCTGCGCATAGGCCTCGCACCAGTCCATCTCAGTCCGGAGCCGGTCACGAGTCGCCCCATACTGGCCATTGCCCGCAGCTTCCTCGCCCATGCATTCCAGCATGCGGTGGATTCGAATGAGCCCATCGCGCTTGGACCCCATCCCGAGGATTTGGAGGGTGTGGCTCAGGATTGGCATGAGCACAGGCGCCGGCACATCGGGTCCGCGGTCTGGGATGGGCATCACCAACCCTTGCGCGTCGCGGCCATCCTTCAGGATCGGCCCAGGCGCTGCATGCATCTCCACGCCATGCAGCCTCACTGCGTCGACCACAAAGCGCAGCGCACTCATCGCCTCACGTTTGATAAGCTCTTGCGGCTTAGGCAGGGAAGCAAAGTCTCGCAGTTCGGCCGGGCTGGGGAAGAACCGGCACGTCTCCAGCGCTCGGCTGAACGCCTGGATGCACTGCGCTGGGCTCGCCGGCATCAGCACGGCCACGTAGGACGGGATTGTCGCCGGTTTGCTGAGGTCTTTGTCCAGCGTCTGCGCCAGTGTTCCCAATGCTGCGGCTATCGATTGTTCGTGGGTCATTCGTGGATTCCATAAAGCGCTGAATAGCAGCGTCGTTGCCGTCTGTTTTGTTGAGTTTTCCACGTGTTGCTCCTTGGGTTGAAGTTTTGGACCAGCTCAACCGTTTCTCGAATTCTTCTGCCGAGCGGAAGATTTGGTCAGTCCAGTCGATGTATCCGCCGGACACGTGATAGTCGCTGCTGGCTAGGTTATCAATGCAGCGTCCAGCTTCAATTTCAGCATTTCCGATGTCGCTGAGCTTTTCGCGCTCACGCAACCGCATCTCGGCTTTCTTGCGTCTAGCCGGGGTTAGGGTGTAGCGCTTCGGGTCTCTGCCCATCCGTTCGCAGTAGTAGGCAAAGAGGCGCTCGACGATGGGTCCAAACTCGTTCACTGCCAGCGTGCTGGCATGAGTCTGCGTAGCAGACGATAGAACCTCACCAACTCCTTCACCAACACCAACACCTCTCCTCTCCATCAGAAACATTCCGAAATCCTCTGAGGATTTACGAAATGACTCATTCGCAATGGAGTTAGAGGATTTCCATGCGAGGTAGGCTGCTCGGTGCTTTTCCATCACTTCGGGAGGAGGAATGGGGCTTTTCTCGTCCCTGACGGTCTTGAACCTGGGCAGGTACTTTGCCGAAGTGTCGAACTGAGCCCACCAAACCCCCTCATGTTCGTACAGAATCGCTAGGCAGTTCTTCGAATACTCTTCGAACACACCCCAAATTGCGGAGGCTTCGGGAGCCTGCTGAAAGCTTCCGAATATTTTTGAAATGATTGACACGTAAGATAGTTCAAGGCGTGCGTAGCCGTTTGATGCCACAAAGAAGCGCGGCCAGTAAAGCTGTGCGATGTCGCTGCAAGCTGCCAGTCGCTCACCATGGAATAGGCCGTCTGGATCAATGATTGCCATTATCTGCCTCGATCTCATTTGCGAGCGTCTTGATCATCGCCACGGCGTCCAAAACCTCTAATTGCCTCACCACTGCCCGTGCCGTTGTCAACGCCCCATCAAGGTGCAGCCAACGCATACTGCGCACTGTGTTGACAGCCTCTCCCAGTTCTTTGCCGCCGAAATACTCGCTGATCTTGATCCCGCTGGATCGCTCAAAGGCGTCGACTTGCTCTTTCAGTTCGGAAAGGCGTTTGGCCGTGTAATCTCGACCAGCCTCTCGTCCAGCCGCCTCTCCCTCCGCGCGGGCCTTTGCAATCTTGCCAGCATCGCTGACGACGGCGTTTCGCAGGATGGACGCCACCAGCGGCGGGCAGAAGTCTTTCGGTGTAAGCTTTGGAGCCTCCACGATCGTCACCAGCCGACCGCCCTTGGCAGCCATGAGTCCCCATGTGGACGGAAGTTCTCCAGGCTGCACAATCGCCGCGTCGCTCACGGCTAGATACCAACCATCGCAATATTGCATCATGGCATCGGCTTTCTCTGGCTGGCGAAGCTCATGCAACCAATCAGAGCGCGAAACCTTCACCTCAAACCCGTGCAAATGGTAGCCACGGGAAGGCCAAACGCTCATCACAATGGCATCAGCCCACCGAGTCTGACGGGCGCCAGTGCCGTCCGCAACCTGTTCAAGCAATGCGAACGCTGGCAGTGGATACTTAGTCCGCAACATATCCACGATGTGGGATGCTTTCAATTTCTCTTTCTCAGCCACGATCCGCCTCCACTTCTGGCAGCCAGGGCGCATCGCTGTCCTCAACCAGAGGTATTTGCTCGCCGGGGAAGTCGTCCTGTGGTGGATCGTCGTAGAGGGCTGGTGGGGTTATCAGGTAGATCATCCAATTACCCCTCGCTCTTTGAGTTCTTCAATCGCCGCTTCGACGAAGATCGCGGCTTGAGGCGCAACAATTGCATTGCCGTACATGCGCAGTCGTCCCATACGCTCGGCAGCCCCATGAGCCAGCGGGAATGTTCCGGCCTCAACGGGCCTCCACCAGTCATCCCGGCAGAGGAGCCAGTCAGGATTTCGCCAGAAGCCGTTCGTCGGGCCGGTCCTTGGAGTGTCAGCGCCACATCGGCGCTCTGAGCGCCGCCAGCCTGATTCGGACCCCCATTGTCCCCGTCCGTCGCCCTGGGCGTGTTCCAGCCCGTCAGTTGCGCTTGGCGTGGCAACTGATCCAATCGTGAGCGCATCGATCCGTCCGGGTTCGTTGCTGTCGTCGCCATGCCGGGGCTGTCCTTGTAATCTCGCTGGGATGGGCGAGCCCATCCCGCCAGCTCGGCCACCCATGCAACGTCCACCTGCCGCTTCTTCCCCTCGGGTGTTTTGCCCCTGGAATCCATCTTGCCGTCCTTCGGCTTGCGGCCTCCGTTCGGGCAATTCGGGCTGGGCCAGCCCGATAAACTTTCCACTACGCTCGTCACATAACGGTTGTTCCCCGCCTCGTGTCCGTCTGTCACCACCGGAGCGGTTGGAGGACTCCAACCGGCAAGCAAGACTTGATCCTGAAGATCCACTGCGTGGCCACCCTCCAGCCTCTTCTCTGGGTCTTGGGCACCCCCGCTCTCCATCTTCGCGGCTGGCGTCCGCCAGCCGGTGAGTGCTGCCGTGTGGTGAAGACTCATCGCATGGCGCCCATAGGCTGCTGCCCTCAACTGCTCGCCATCCCTGCATTGCGTATCCGGGATAGGCCATCCAGTAAAGCCTTTGCCGGATGTGGGGCGCGCCGAAGCCCGCAGCGCAGGTATCCGTCGCCCCGATCTGGTAACCCGATCCTTCCAAGTCAGCCGATACAGAGTCGAGCCAAGTAAGTCCGTCCTTTGACGCAACCTGTTCGCCAAAGACCGGGACAGGCTCTCCGAATCGGAGGTGCCAGTGGAACGATGGCCAAAGGTGTCGTTCGTCAGCAAACCCTTTTCCTTTGCCTGCCGAGGAGAAAGGTTGGCATGGGCATGATCCGGTGACGACGGGCCAATGATCTGGCCATCCGCCGGCGCGGAGCGCGTAACTCCAGACTCCTCCACCAGCAAAGTAGTGTCGCTGAGTGTATCCAATAAGTTCAACTGGACTGACATCCTCAATGCTCCTTTCGTCCACGACGCCGGGAGCGATGTGGCCCTGCTTTATCAGCTCGCGAAGGGTAGCAGCGGCTTTGGGATCGATTTCGGAATACCATGCAAGAGGTTCGCTCACGCCGCGGCCTCCACAATGGGCATCATGTCGATGCTCTGGCGCTCATCCAGAAAGGCTACGTAGGATTGTCGTGAATAGTCGAAGGTCACATGCGCGAGCTGCAGTTCCACGAGGTGCGCCAGCGAGTCCATAGCCGCATGCCCGCCAATTCTAAACAGCATCGAAACCATCATGCGCTGGGTTTTGTTGGCCGCGATGTCGGCGAGTACCTGCGAACAAGTCATAATCCTCCGGTCGCCCGAGGCAGGCCTTGGACCTGGAGGAAACAAGGCCCGCCGTCTAAGGGCGTTCGACCACCTGTGTACGCAGGGGAAGCTACCTGTGGGGTAGGCCTTTGACTATATACGCGGCTTCGGCGATCCCGCAAGGCTGGTTTGTGGAATAGGTGTGCAAAAGTGACCAGAGTGGTAACCCCAGCCGCACCTGGTGGAGGCGGCCCAAGGAGGTACCGCGACAGGGGGCTGGGGCACCTATGAAAATACCACAAAGAAAGTTTGCAGAATTCACTTGCACTCCTCGCGTGAGAAGTATACATTTGGTTCAACATTGAAACACGGCCTGTGGAGGGCCACTACCATGACAAAGATTATCAACGGAATCGCAAACATCCAGGTCAGCCCGAAGTTCCTCGTCGGCTCCGTAATCGTCCTCACTTTCGTATGCGCCTTCTGGATCGTCGGCGGCGACCTGCTGAACGGGACGGCGACCATCGACATGAGCGCGCTCCGCCACATTGGCCGGTAAGCGCCGCCCCCTGCCCAGCCAGATGCGGCTTGGCCCCAAGATACCCCTTCAGCCATGGAAGTCTTACATGTGCGAATGTGGGGCAACGGTGGCCAGCCGCGACGGCAAGCCCAAGCGATGCCCGAGCCCAATCTGCCAGAAGTGGGGCAGGATGCAGGAAACCACATGAGAATCAACACGCTGGTCCGATACACCAACGGCGCTCACACTTTTCTAGCCATCGTCAAAAGCAGTCACACCGACCGCGAAGGCAGGGTGATGCTGAAGCGCGACGATGACGGCCGCTTTGTATGGGCGGACCAAAGCAAGCTCGAGGAAGTCTAAACCGTACCGGGGACTCAAGGCCGCGCCGCACGCAGTGGTGCCCCACCTCCCCGACCCACCAGAACAACTGGAGGTCTTTGTGATCATCGCCACGCCCTACCGATACGATCCCGCCCGAGTCGGCCCCACCCCCAACGAGCAGTTCACGCACGCTATCCACGGCGTTGCCATCTTCCAGGCGATGAGCAACGGTTGCCCCTTCACTATGATCACCAGCTGCGATGTTGCGGCTACGCGCGAGGTGATGGAGCTGGAAAGGCTGGCGGCGCTATGATGAAGCTCCTCGGCGAGCATACCGGGCTGCCGCCCGTCCGGATCGGCCACCATCCCGGCCAAGGTAAGTTCTGCGTCTGGACCCTTGTCGAGCATCAGCAGCGCGAAAAGCTGCAGAAGCAGTGGGACAAGATGGACGAGGACGACTGCGAACGCCAGCATTACAAGCACTATGAATGGGTTCTTCGCTCGGCCCTGGCGGAGCTCGAGGCGCGCGAGGAACAACTCAAGAAGGCGATTGCCTTCCTAACCCCTGAAGAATTGGAGGCTATATGCCCACAATCCACGAACTGATCGTTTACTACCTGCTGTTCTTTCACGGCAACCCTGTCGCCTTCGTCTTTATGCACATCCTCGTTCTTTGGATCCTGGCGATGGTCATGCACGACTGGATCACCGGGTACCACATCTGCGAGGTGTCGGTGACCGATAGCGCAACCCAGCACGACCTCACCACCGGCGCCCTCACTCACCTGCGGTGCATTCACAAGGGGTGCAGCAGGTGGTACTCGATGGCGGAGATCAATGCCCGCGGGGTGGAGGTCCAATGAGCCCGAAAAAGCACATACCCAAGCCCAGGAAGCCAGAGGAAGAGCGGCAGGTCCGCAACGTCAGCTTCCGATGCACCGAGGAGCAGTACTTGGCGCTCGAGGAGGCCGGCAAGCTGGGCGGCCGCCTGCCTGGCGCTGAGGCGAGGTTCCGATGCTTCCCGCCGGTACCGCCGCCACAGGAGGCGCAATGATCGAATGCTGGTTTGATGGCGTCTGTGAGCCGAGGAACCCCGGAGGCCACGCCGCATGGGGCGCAGTCGTCCACTTCAACGGCCAAGAGGTGTATCGCGAGGGTGGATATTGCGGCGTCGGGCCTAAAATGTCCAACAACGTCGCCGAGTATTCTGCCTGCATAGCGGCCCTCAAGGTGGCGTCCAAGTATCCGGGGCCCATCGTGGTGCGCGGGGATTCACGGTTGGTGATCTGCCAGCTTGATCGCGCTGCGGCCGCCGAGGTCGGACAGCCGCAATGGCAGGTTCGTGGCGGCTTGTATGAACCCTTCTATCGCGAGGCAAAGAAGCTATATGACTCGCTGCGCAACAGGATCACCATGCACTGGATCCCGCGCGAACAGAACGACATCTGCGACGTGCTTTCGAAGAAAGAATTACACGATCGCGGCGTAGTTTTCCGCATTCAACCCGAGTAACGTGTCACCAGCCCAACAAAGGAGCTCCACCGATGCCTGATCCAGAAATCCTCCCTCCCGAAGAAGATGTACGCGAAGTTCCCCTCACCAGCGACGCCCTCGCCGTCCTCAACCGCAGTGAGATTGAGCAGCAGGTCGAGATCTCGCGCAAGTATCCCCGTTCGGTCGACAGCTTCCGCACCAAGCTCGAAAAGTACGCCTGTCTCAACGCTCCGGTGGCGCTCTCGATGTTCTACTCGATGCCACGCGCGGACAAGATGATCGTGGGACCGTCGGTACGCTTCGCCGAGACCTTGCTGCCTTGCTGGGGCAACTCGCGCGCCGGCTACCGTATCCTCGGGGAGCAGGGGAATGTCACCACCGCCCAGGGCATCTACTTTGACTGCGAAGCCAATGTCGGAATCAACGTCGAGGCCCAGCGCGCCATCGTGGGCAAGGGGAACAAGAAGTTCAACAACGATATGATCGTCACCACCGGCAACGCTGCAGCCTCGGTGGCATACCGCAACGCGATCCTCCGCGGGGTGCCGCGCGCTCTGTGGCTCGACATCTACGAGAAGGCCAAGCAGACGGCCGTTGGTACCGCCGAAAGCTTCGTCAGCCAAGTCAACAAGGCGGTGGAGGAGTTTGCCAAGCAGGGCGTCACGCAGGTGGCCCTCCTCAATACGCTGGGCGCGCCCTCCATCCGTGACATCACCGCCGACCACATCCTCACCATGCGAACCATCTTCCGCGAGATCCGCGACGGCGAGAAGACGATCGAGCAGGTCTTTGGTTCGCCCGAGGACAAGGAGATCGCCGAGTTGATGGAGCAGTTGGGATGGAACGACACCAAGGCCCGCATGTCGCGCGAGGGTTTCAAAGGCAAGCGGACCGAGCATTTGGCCTTCCTGCGCACCGAGGTGGCGAAGATGGGCGGCGGGACGACCCAGAAGGCTGCCGATGGCACCAAGACTACGAAAGCGCCGGCAAAGGACAAGCCAGGTAAGCCAGAGTTGGTCAAGGAGGCGGATACAACGACCCAGACAGCGACGAGTTCGACCTCTGGTGGCGAGACAGCCGCGAATGAGGTCGCCGATGAAACCAGCCCGGCAGCTACCACCCAACCGCAGCCAACGACCGCCGCGGCCCCTGCAGCTGCGGCCGCAAAACCAAAGATGAACTGGTAGGAGAAACGATGCCCGAACTAGAAGAAGAGCTTCCACCACTCACGCAGTCAGATTGGAAGACCTCTGGCTGCCCTGAGTCTTATGTCGCGATCCGGATTGAAGGTCAGACCGGCGGCGAGTCAGTGCCGTCCGAGCGCGGCCGCGACGTCCACAACGTCATGGCTAAGTACATCACGCACTGCACCGCCAACCGGGTGACGATGGATTGGGAGGAGTTCAACCGCCTGTCGTCCTCGTCTGGACCGATGGTGGCTGGGCCGATCCTCGACGGACTCCGCGATCGCTACGAGGTCGATTGGGAGCACTCCTTCGCGGCAGAGTTGGTGATGGCGCTGGATGAGGACTTCAACCCCACGCTGGCATCCCCCAAGGGCCACCACCGATACACCGCAGCCCTCACCGCGATACCTGGCGCTTCCTATACCGACAAGCCGGTGGCATACATCACCACGCTGGATCACCTGCTTCTCCGCGAGGAGTTCACGCGCGCCAAGATTGAGGACTTCAAGTCTACCCAGAAGGTATTCGACGCGGACGACGAAATCGAGGGGGTGCAAGCCATCCTCTACGCTTTTGTGGCATTCAAGCACATCCCCACGCTCGAGGTCATCAAGTTCGAGTTCGTCTTCGTCCGCTACGCCGGATGTGTGCGGCCGATTGTATTCAAGCGCAGCGACATGCCCGCGATGCAGACGGCGATCGCCAGAGCGCGGCAGCGGCAGCGCATTATCCACGCCAACCCAGATGAGGCGCCGGCGCTTCCATGTAAACAGTGCGCTTACTGCCCGAAGGCTAAGAACCTAACGTGCAGCATCGCCGACTGGAATGAATGGACGACGCTCTCGATGCCCGGCCGCCTGATGGCGCTCGAGTTCTATCGGCGCATGAGCGACATGCACCGGCCGCTGATGCGGGAGTGGGCTGCGGTCAACGGGCCGATTCAGTATCGGGATGGCAACGGACGACTGTACGAGTACGGGCCCCGCGATGTGGCGCACACTCGGTATCCGCTGGACGCCACGTCGATCACCATCCTTGGAACCTGGCTCGAGACCACGGGCGAGAACTTGCTCGACGGCCAACTTAGTATCAGCAGCACCAAGCTGAAGCAGCGCCTGAAAACCATCAAACGGCAGGCCCTGCGCGAGCAGTTTGAAGAGAGCGCAATCCAGACCGAAACCAAACCTGAATACAGGGTCTTCACCCCGGACGAGGGAATCGTCGACGAATACAACCGCTTCACCGCGGAAGAGGCCTAGCCCTATGCGCATTACCAACATCAGCCTTCAGAACTTTCGCTCCCACGTCTCCACCAGCCTCGAATTCGAGCGTCTTACCGTGATCCGCGGCGTCAACGCGGGAGGCAAAAGCTCAATCGAGCAGGCCGTCGAACTAACGCTTGCGGGCCATGCGGAAGGGACAACCACCGACGGGAAGGGCTCGGTCGGCCTTATCCGCCTGGGCGAGAAGAAGGCGATGGTGGGGGTTGCTATCGCCGACGGCGCCACCGAGCGCCTGATTCAGATGGCGCTCAACGGAACCGCGCGCGATGTGCTGGTGACCAACCCACAGGATCCACAGTGGACCGGCGGCGAAAAGATGAAGGAGTGGCTCAAGGCCAGCCGCGAGACCATCTCCTGCCTGTGCAACAACCGCTTCTTCGTCGACCTCGACGAGGATAAGCAAAAGAACATCCTGGCAGCAATCATCCTGCCGAAGACTTACGAATGGCCCGAGTGGGTGAAGCCAGCAGCGGCCGAGTTCCGGCTGGCTATTGATTGGGATGCCACGCCATTCCAGATCATGGAGCAGGGATACGCTCTGGCCTTCAAGACGCGCACTGACGTGAATAGGGATGCCAAGCAGCACCAAGTGGCCGCGGGCGACACATCAGAGGCGGAGAACCTGTCGGCGTACGAGGAGCGGCTGGCCGAGCGCAAGCAGCAACTCGAGAAGGCGATCGCCGACGCAGCTGGGGGCAAGGCCGCAGCACAGGAACACGCGACGATCAAAGCGCATGCGGAGAAGCGTCGGGATGAGGCTCGTGCTCGCATTGATCGCGAGTCGGCCATCGTCGCCCAGGCTGATGGCAAGCTGCTCTCAAAGGCAAAGCTGGCCGAGGCGGAGAAGATCGCCAAGAATGGAAAGAAGGCGGGGGAGCTCGACGAGGAGGTCCGGCAAATCAATACGAACCTCGACATCAAGGGGAAGGCCAAAGCGAAGATTGCCAAACTGGTGAAGACCCCCAAATGCCCGACGTGCATGGCGGACATCACCGAAGAGCATCTCGTCGCCCTCATGGCCCCACTTGACGAAGAGATGACCAAGTTGAAGGAACGCCAAGATGCGGCGCTGGTAGAGCGCAAGGAGTTGGGGGATCCCGCCGCTGCCATCAAGCAGATAGAAATTCACAAGACGGCAGAGACGGAGATGGATCGTGCGAAGCAGCGGATCAAAGACGACCAGGCGGTACTACAAGACGCCGAGGCGAAGCTCGACGAGATCACCAACGCCGGCAACTTCGACACCACCGCAGCCGACAAGGAGATTTCTGACCTCCGGGAGATGGTAGCCACGGGCCAAACCTTTGTGCAGAAGGCAAAGGACCACCGGGATCTGGCAGCGCGGATCCAGGCGACCACATCCCGGCGCGCGGAGCTACAGGCCCAACAGATGAAGATCGACAAGCTGGTGAAGTACTTTGGCGAGGAGGTCAAGGAGGAGATGCTCACGGCATCGATCGGAGGCTTCACCGAGAACATGAACGAGGTCTTGGCAAATTGGGGTTACGTTTGCCGCATCTCGATCGAGCCTTACATCTTCGCGATCGCCTTCAGTGGCCCAGAGGGAACCAGCTTCGAGATCCCGCTCAAACATCTGTCGAAGTCCCAGCGATACAGGTTCGCGGTGGCCTTCCAGGTGGCGCTTGCGGTCACCAGCGGCTTCGGATTTGTAATCGTCGACGAGGCCGACATATTCGACAGCGAGGGGCGATCTGGCCTGTATGGAGCACTCTTGAACGAAGTACTCGACCAGGCCATCGTGATCGGCACTGACGAGCGCATGGAGATACCGCCGGCGCCCGACGCGGTGTTCTACCGCTTTGAGGATGTAGCAGACAAGGGAACCATCCCCACAACCAAGGTCACGCGACTGGTGGCCCCCCAGGAGGCAGCGTGAAGCAGGCACTAATGACGCTGCGCATCGCCGAAGACCTCGATCTGCCGCAGGAGATCATCCTCAGCAAGGTCGGCATCGTGGGCATGTCTGGGTCCGGCAAGACGCAGACCGCCCGCAAGCTGGCGGAAGGGTTGCGATGACGACTCCTCAGTGCCCGACCTGTGGCAGCCGTGGCCCGACCGTGCCGGTCGCGTTTGCGGCCTCTGCCACCTGCCAATCGGGCGCCACCACAAGTGGACAACTATCGGATCCACAGTCCAACATAAGAATTGCGCTAACCCACGCTCAAGGTAGTCTCACCAAACCCGCAATCTAGCTTCCTGGAGGAACCGCGGTCATGACATCTATTACGTTCACGGTCCATGAACATCCCGAGTCCCAGGGTTCCATCAAAAGCTTCTCCATGGTCGACAAGCCGGCGGTGGAGGCACTCGCCAGATACTTCACAAATCGGCCCCCCAACTACGACAAGGCATACGAGGGCATCATGTCGGTCTGTAAGAAGACGCGGGCCATCCTCACCAGCGACAACCCGGACCTCAAAAAGTACAGGAAGATTGTGGCAAAGGCTGCAGCCGAGGCCGCGATGAAGGCAAGGATGCCCACGCTCGAGAAGACGATCCCCGTTTTCGTTCGAATGCACTTCGTGTTCGTGCGGCCTGAGAGCATCAAGGCTCACAAGCGCCCATACCCCGTGGTGAAGCCTGATCTCGACAAGCTGATGCGTGCGGTCCTCGACTCTCTCACCGGAGTGATCTATGTTGACGACTCGCAGGTGGTGAAGGCGGAGCCGACAAAGGACTACGGTCCGCGGGAGAGCGTAACTATCCACGTGGAGGCCATCGAGGCCGAGCCGATGCTGCCACTCGATATTGCGGAGCCTCCTGCGGACGATTGGGGCGTTCCCATGCCAATTCTCAAACCAGCCTCTAAGCCCGGCAAGGTCGTAAAGCGGGCGAAGATCGACGATTCTTGGTAGCCTGATCTCGGGTTACCCCATACCCTCAACCCCAACCAGAAAGGCACCCCATGAAACCCCTCGCACGGATCTTATCCACCGCAATCCTCGCCCTCATTCCCTTCTCGGCATCCGCCCAGATCACCGTCAAACCCACGCCGGCCGCCGACGCACTCAACCACGCAGCCAGCGACTTCCAGAAGGAGAACAAATCCCTCGAGGACCTCGTCCATCAAGCGCAGTTCGGCGGCGGCCAGAACGCCCCAGACGCTTCAGAAAGAAATGATGGACCTAAGCAATAAGCTCCACGTCGAACTGCTGGCAGACAAAAAAATACAAGGGCGAGGTCGAAGCGATCGACAAAGTCCAAACACAGCTGAGGTACTCTGCGTTGATACCACTGCTT